CCTTAAACTCAAGCACCCATTTTTTGAATGAGGGCTTTGCACATTATATTGGTAATGATGATGTTGATGGTTATTTTGACGGTCTTATAGCAGAGGTAAATGTTGTAGATGGTTCTCAGCTTACACCAAGTTCTTTTGGAGAAACCGATACTGCATCAAACGCTTGGATTCCAAAAAAGTATGTTGGAGCTTATGGAACTCAGGGATTTTATTTAAAGTTTGTATCTGGAGCATTAGGGACAGATAGTTCTGGTGAAGGCAATAACTGGACAGCTAACAATGTAGGAAACGGAGATGTTCTTTTGGACACCCCCACCAACAATTTTCCAATAGTAAATATACTAGAGCCTGTCAACACTACAATTTCTACTTTTAGGCAAGGAACTTTAAATATAAAAGCTAGTGCTTATAGTAGTGGTAACTATGGTAATAACTTTGCGTCATTTATATTGCCCACTTCTGGCAAATGGTATGTTGAAATGCTAACAGGTGTACAAGCTGGATCAGGAAACGTAGCACAACTTGGAATTAGTAAACAAGGGCCAGATGGATTAGTTATACCTAATCAATCTCAATTAGTTACTACATTTGGCGGCACTACAGGTTTAAATATAGACCTATATTCAAACACAGCCGACTTGTATGACGGAGGATCATCGCTTGACCAAGACACAGGTTTAACAGCTACTTCTTATGTTACTGCTTTAGCCGTTGATATAGATAACGATAAAGTCTGGGTAGGATACGATGGTGGCTCAAGTATTACTTGGTTAAATTCTGGCAATCCTGCTACTGGAGCAAATGGTGCGGCACATACGTTTGATTCGGACAGTGGAATATACATGGCAGTTGCAACAAGCAGTGATAACGCAAATCGCTCATATGTAATTATGAACTTTGGACAAAACGGAACTTTTTCTAATTACAAGACAGCAGGAGGCAATGCAGACGGAGCAGGGATAGGGAATTTCTTCTACTCTCCACCGTCCGGTTTCAAAGCGTTGTGTCAAAAAAACCTCCCGACTCCGGCAATTAAATTGCCAGGATCGCATTTTAACCCAGTAATTTATACAGGTAGCGACAACGATGCAGTTTCACAAAGTGTTACTGGAGTTGGTTTTGAACCTGATTTAGTAATAATTAAAAAACGAAATGCAAGCGCAAGTCCAGCTTGGTGGGATCAAGTGCGTGGAGAACATAAAGGTTTGAATTCGGATGGAACTCAAGCTGAAGTTACGGATACGTATGGACTTGAAACATTTGATTCAGATGGTTTTACTGTTAGAGAAAGCACTTCTGCACATGGACAAGTAAATACAGGATCGCTTGTAGCTTGGAACTGGCTGGCTGGAGGAACTGCACCTAGCAAAACGTATACTACGAAAGTGGTGTCAGACAGTGGCAACAAATATCGTTTTGATGATTATGGCACAAGTGCGGTAACCCTTAACCTGCAAGAGGGCGGCACATACACTTTTGATCAGTCAGACAGTTCTAACTCTGGACATCCTCTTAGATTCTCTACTACCTCTGACGGCTCTCACGGTGGCGGCTCAGAATATACGACAGGCGTAACAACTAACGGGACACCTGGATCGTCTGGAGCTTACACAAGAATTACTGTAGCGGCATCTGCCGCAACCCTTTACTACTACTGCACCGCTCACTCAGGAATGGGCGGTCAAGCAAACACAAACAGCACTCATGGATCAACCAACTTGAATGGTTCCATTCTTTCCGTTGTGTCTGAAAATACTACATCAGGATTTAGTGTAGTAAGTTACACTGGTACAGGGTCTAATGCCACGGTTGGGCATGGGCTGGGTGTAGCACCATTATTAATTATTGTAAAAAATAGAAGTCAGGCAGATAAATGGGTTATTTATTCTACTGTTACTGATGAGACAGATTATTTGCAGTTTGATCGAGACACTTCTACGGTAGATGATAATACGATGTGGAATGATACTGCGCCCACTTCATCTGTATTTTCTGTTGGCACAGCACATGAAGCGAATGCTAGTTCAGAAAATTATATTGCATATTGTTTTGCAGAAAAAGATGGGTTTAGTAAAATTGGTGCGTACCGTGGAAACGGCTCTACTAACGGCCCATATATTTATACCAGATTCCAGCCGTCTTTTGTCGTATGGAAACGAACAAATGATGTAGGGCGATGGCAAATATTAGATGTTGCAAGAGATACTACCAATGTCGTAGGTAATGCAATGACTACTGGCATAAATTGGAATAGTTCTTCTCAAGAATATACAGGTTGGTTGGTAGATTTTTATAGTAATGGTTTTAAACCTAAACAAACAGAAGTAGAAACTAATGCTAATGCGTCTACATTTCTCTATATGGCCTTTAGTGAATTTCCAGACAAATATTCAAATGCAAAGTAGAGGTAGACAATGTACGCAATAGTTAAAGACGCAGCAATTACTGCTACGGGAACAATTAAACAATTATTTCCTAACACTTCTTTTGCAGGGGGTGTGGCAAATGAAGAGTTTAAAAAAGCAGAAAACGTAGAAGACGTTGTTAATGCTGAACAAAAAGACAGAACATATTATTTTGTCACGCAAGGCAATATTGTTCTTGTTGATGGCGTTCCCACACAACAATTTACTAACACAGCTAAACAATTAAACGACAGAGATGCCACCGATGAAGATGGTAATAAAGTTAAAGATGCGGATGGCAATCAACTAATAGAGTATGGTTTAAAAACGACAATGACTAACCAAGTCAAGACAACTGCAAATAGTTTATTAGCAACAACAGATTGGATGATTATAAGAAAGGTAGAGCGTAGCGTAAACGTACCCTCTGCTACAGAAACTTATCGGACTGCTGTGCTTACAGAGTGTGGAAGATTGGAGTCAGCAATAGCTGGAGTGTCTGACGTAGACGCTTTGAAAGTAGTAATGGATGGACAAAACTGGCCTAAAGAGGGATAAATCATGCGGATTATCGGACTTTTACTGGCGGTACTAATAACTGGATGTCAAACAGCAGGGCAAGAATACTACCAAGCTGTTCAACAGATAGCCATAGCGCAGAGTCAGGCACAACAAGCTAAATCTGAGGCGTTATCCAAGATAGCCGCTAGTGGTGACTCGTCAGCGGCAGGATCTGCTGTAATGGCTTTAGCCTTGATGCAGTCACCACAGACACAGGTAATCCCTCAACAATCTGCGGCTCTTGAGTGGAGCAAGGCAGTCCTTCCAGTTGTCGGTTCCCTGGGGGCTATGTGGATTTCCAGCGATGCCCAGAAGACTACAGCTAGACACGCTATGACCTCTAACTTGGCTAGGATTGAGCAAGAAGGAAATAAGACCACAGCCCTGTATGAGATGTTAGGGTCTAACAACGAGAACATGCTAAATCTTGGATTAGGCTCGTATGAGGCAATAAATGTTGCTGGTCAGCAGTCAGTTGATCTGGGACTTGGGCTAGGTTTAGCAAGCATCAATGGCGGTTCTGGTGGAGGTGATAATTCGGCTGTATTGGATGCGTTAAGCAATCTGAACTGGCCTGATTACAGCACTAACTTCAAAGAAATTATGGATGCTCTCGGTGGAATAACCATACCTGATTATTCAACGGAGTTAGACGATATCCTTAGTAGGCTCAATGCCGGTGTAACCACATGGGTGGCTGGTGTGAATTGCGTTGGAAATCAAGGTGGAGGCGTAATATCGGTAGGCAGTAGCACTTCAACTTTACCTGTGTGTCCAAACTAAGATTAAAGGCGGTGGATATCAGATCATTTTTTTTCTCAATAGGGTATCCAAAACGCAGGAGCAAACATTGTGGCGGTAGCAGAAATCATGGCGATTATCTCAACCGTCAATGCGGCAAGCGCGGCAATAAGCAAGGTCGCAGGAACGTGCAACGATCTTAATACTATTGGTGCGTTTGTAGGGAAGTTAGGTCAAGCCCAAGTAGATATTCAAGCGTATCAAAACAAACACAGAAACAATCTATCTCAGGAAGAGTTAATCCAGATAACTCTGGCGAAGAAACAATATCAAGACAGAATGAATGAGATTCGTGAGTTATTTATTTATTCTGGCAATGCCCACCTCTGGGATGAGATTCAGATGGAAATGGCAAATGCGAGGAAAAGGCGCATTGCTGAGATGAGAGCTAAAGAAGCCGCTAGAAAAAAAGCAATAAGCGTTACAATCTGGGCTGGTTTTATATTGATTGTTGCTGTAGCGGTATTTTTAGCAATGCTGTATGCGATATCGACTTATGCAGAACCGCTGATTACTGATGCTGACCTGTCAACAGTATTGCTTTTGCTTGGAGGTCTGCCACTATGGTAATGGCGTTTCTTCTAATTATGATTGTTGATGGCGAACCTATTGAGTCAAATCAGTTTATTTTTCGCAACGTGCATAGATGTAATTATTTTGCCAGAGCATTGGAAAGTGGCGAGGTATCCTACAGATATTCTTTTGTTAGGGGACAAACTAAAATAACGGCTTACTGTATACCTAAAATGGTATCTGCAAATACAACTTTTCGGGACTAAACTATGAATATATTCAGTGCAGTTCTTGGGCCAGTAACTAACCTTGCTGGCACATGGATGAAGAATAAGCATGAGCAATCTCAGGCTAAACATCAGGCTAAGATGACGGTGATACAGAATGATGCAAACTGGGAAGACAAGATGGCCTCAGCGTCTGGCACAAGCTGGAAAGACGAGTTCTGGACGATTGTACTCGCTGTCCCTATCTTTATGGTTGGGTACGCTGTGGCTTTTGATGATATTGCTGTCATGGATAGGGTTCACGCTGGTTTTGATGCTTTATCTAATCTTCCTGATTGGTATCAATACCTACTCTTTATTGCGGTCTCAGCTAGTTTCGGCATTCGCGGAGCGGATAAACTGATGAAGTTACGGAAATGAATTGTTATAACTGCAACACTGAACTAATCTGGGGTGGTGATCACGATAATGAGCATGATGACGAACACTTAATTGAAACTAACTTGTCCTGTCCTAAATGTAAGGCTTTTGTAGTAGTGTGGTGGGGAGAAAAGGAGCAAGAGAATGACACCAGAGGAGTTTGATAAGTGGCGAGTGTTTCCAAGACTGTTAGTGCTGGTTATGGCAATAGCTACCTGGGACGTAATACATTGGTTCATGAGTATTGAAGACCCGACTTTTGAACAGGCAGGTCTAGTCTCTGTGGTGACTGGAGCAATGACAGCGGTTTTCGGATTATTCTTAGGGCAAGGAAAGAAAGAGTAATGGCAAAGACAAAAGCAAAACCAAAGAAGAAAGCTAAATCAAAGGTAAACGAGGCAGGTAATTACACCAAGCCTTCCTTGAGGAAAAGGATTTTTAGCAGAATCAAAGCTGGAGGAAAAGGCGGGAAACCTGGGCAGTGGTCAGCTAGGAAAGCCCAGATGCTTGCTTCAGCATACAAAAAAGCTGGTGGAGGATATAAAGACTAATGGCAGAACTAAGTCCAGCGCAAAAGCGCAAAATGATTTCTCAACTTAAAAACTCAGCTAAGATGCACGCGGCTCAAGCCAAGGCTCTTGAAAAGACGTTGCCTAAGAAGAAAAAGTAATGGCTCTCAAGAAGTCGCAAAAGTCCCTTAAAAAGTGGACAAAACAGAAGTGGAGGACAAAGAGTGGTAAACCCTCTACCCAAGGCTCAAAAGCCACTGGAGAACGCTACCTGCCCGAAAAAGCCATTAAATCTATGTCTTCTAAAGAGTACGCGGCTACCACCAAAAAGAAAAGAGCAGACACGAAAAAAGGAAAACAGTTTTCTAAACAGCCTAAAAAGATAGCCAAGAAAACAGCAAGGCATAGGAAGTAGCTATGGCAAGCAAGAAAGATTCAAGACTGGCAAGGGCTGGTGTATCTGGGTATAACAAGCCGAAGAGAACACCTAACCACCCAAAGAAAAGCCATGTTGTGGTTGCCAAGGAAGGAAACAAAGTTAAGACAATCAGGTTTGGTCAACAGGGGGTTAAGGGAGCAGGTAAAAACCCAAAAACAAAAAAAGATAAAGCTAGAAAAAAATCTTATTATGCCAGGCACAACGCACAAGATCCTAATCCTTCTAAGTTATCAGCGAGATATTGGTCTCATAAGGTGAAGTGGTGAGTTTTAAGTTCTTTAAAAGAGATGAGTTTAAGTGTTCTGAAACAGGCAACAATGAGATTCAGGACGAGTTCATCCATGCTCTGGATAAATTAAGAGAGAGCTGTGGTTTTCCTTTTGCAGTTACATCAGGGTATCGAGATCCTTCTCACAGTGTTGAAGCCAAGAAAGAAAAGGCGGGTCAGCATACCTTGGGTATTGCGGCAGATATAGCTGTGTCAGGAGGATCGCAAAGATTCATTATTGTGTCCAAGGCTTTGGAGCTTGGGTTTTCAGGAATCGGAGTGGCTAAGACTTTTGTTCATGTTGACACCAGGACAAGTCAGCCAGTGTTATGGTGCTACTAAATGCCTTTACAGAAAATAAACATTAATGCTGGAATCAATAAGGAAAGCACCCAGTACACTAGAGATGGTGGGTGGTTCGATGGCGATAAAGTTAGATTCAGAAAAGGAAAACCTGAAAAGATAGGTGGCTGGCAGAAGTATATTGGATCTTCTTTTAAAGGGGTTGCCAGATCCTTATTAGACTGGGTTGCTTCAGACGGTACAAAATATCTTGGTGTTGGGACAAACTTAAAGTTTTATGTTAACGAGGGGACAGTATACAACGATGTTACTCCTTTAAGATCAACCACTAGCGCAGGTGATGTCACGTTTTCGGCAAGTAATGGTTCGTCTACAGTTACAGTAACTGATACAGGGCATGGAGCGGTAGCTAACGATTTTGTTACATTTTCTGATGCGGCAACTCTTGGTGGCAATATAACAGCTACGGTGTTAAATCAAGAATATCAAGTAAATGTTGTTACCAGTGCAAATGCTTACACAATTACAGCCAAAGACACAGATGGGACGGCTGTAACAGCTAATAGTAGCGATTCTGGAAATGGTGGATCTTCAACAGTTGGAGCATACCAGATAAATACAGGCTTGAACGCTTGGTTAGAAAGCACTGGCTGGGGAGTGGGAGCATGGGATGTTGGAGCTTGGAGTTCTACCACTGCGCTTTCTTCAACAAACCAGTTGAGACTGTATTCTCAGGATTCTTTTGCAGATGATTTGTTGTTTAATGTCCGTGCTGGCGGTGTGTATTTCTGGGATGAAAGTAGCGGCACAAGCACAAGGGCAGTTAACCTGACTGCTGTTTCTGGGGCAAGCGATGTTCCTACAGCCGCATTGCAGGTTATGGTGTCAGATGTAGATAGACACGTAATCTGTTTCGGAGTTAACCCGATAGGAAGTGCCTCGCTAAATCCTTTGTTTGTCAGGTGGTCTGACCAAGAAAGTGCAGTGAACTGGACACCTACAGCAACTAACTCTGCTGGGGGGCAAGTATTAAGCTCTGGGTCAGAGATTGTTGGTGCAGTAAAAACCAGACAGGAAATACTGATCTGGACAGATATTGGCATTCAGTCTATGCGATTTGTGGGCGCACCTTTTATATTTCAGTTTGGATCTGTGGCAGAGGGCGTTTCAATGATAAGCCCTAAATCAGCGGTTGCTGTTGGAGACTCTGTGTTCTTTATGGATAACAGGGGTTTTTATGTCTACAACGGATCTGTTAAAAGACTAGAGTGTTCTGTACTTGATTTTGTTTTAAGCAATATAAATACGGAGCAACTTGGAAAGGTGTTTGCGGCATCTAATCCAGACTTTAGTGAAGTAATGTGGTTTTACCCAGTAGGCACAGGCAATACCGATATTACTAATTATGTGTCTTATAACTATGTAGAAAATTTGTGGATGATTGGAACTATATCAAGAGCGTCTTGGACGTATGCGCCTACCAGAGACAATCCTATTGCCAGTTCCGCTGATATTGACACACCTCTGGTGCAGTATCTTTACAACCATGAGTTTGGGCATGATGACGATGGTGCAGAGATGGTGGCTTTTATAGAGTCTGGTGATCTTGAGCTTGGTGATGGCGAACAATTTGTAATGGTAAAAAGGATTATCCCAGATTTTAGTTTTGGCGGTGGGTCTTCCAGCGATGCCAGTATGACCATTACGCTAAAAGGCAAAGACTTTCCTCTTAACACAGCGACAACATTGACTACCTCTACAGTTGTGCCGACAAGTTCTCAGTCGCATGTCAGGGCTAGATCAAGAGATATTATATTGAGGGTAGAAAACACAGGCACAGGCTATAGCTGGAGGCTGGGAACGCCTCGATTTGACATGAGAACGGATGGTAGACGCTAATGGCTGAATACAGAAGAGTTGTACTTCCTGTAGCAACGCCAGAATATAATTCTGACAATGAACAGGTATCAAGAGCCACAGTAACCCAGACCCTAGAAGAGATGCAAAGTGACATTGCGGCTAACACTAAGAAGACGAGCAAGGAAAGCTCCCTAGCTTTGAGAAGGTTTCAGTTTTTGTTAATGGGAGCTAGTTGATGGCTGATGCAATTAAAGTTCTGGGTCAGCTAGATGTAAGTGCTACAACCATCACAACACTTTATACGGTGCCTGACTTAACCCAGACCACAGTTAGCTCTCTGGTTATCTGTAACAGGCACAGTTCGGGAATTACATTTAGGGTCAGCGTCCATGTCAATGGGGCTGGGGCAGATGACAAACAGTTTATATTTTATGATGAAGACTTGGCGGCAACTACAACAAGGACGGTGGTTATAGGTATGTGTCTTGGACAAAAAGACGTAGTAAAAGTTTATTCCAGTGCGGCTAATGTTAGTTTCAACTTATTTGGTGTGGAGACAAGCTAATGAATCAATATCCAATGAAACCCTTGATGGATCAGATGGCACAGCATGGTCGGTATGGCGACTCAATGTTAGTCCACATGAATCCAGCAGAAGTGCGCGGGATCGCATCTTTAGCTCCGCAAGGGCAATTAACAATAAACCCTGTGACAGGACAGCCAGAAGCATTTCTGCCATTCCTGGCTCCACTGCTTGGTTCTGCTTTAGGCACAACCTTTTTAGGTAGCACTCTTACAGGAGCTTTAGGTTCTACTTTAGGCACCGCAGTTGCTGGAGGAATAGGATCAGGACTTGCTACAGCGGCAGTGACAGGTGATTTGAAAAGAGGGCTAATATCTGGATTGATTGGTGCTGGCACAGGTGCGGCATTTAAAGGTGCGGCAGATGCGTTTAAAGGCTCTCAAGCGGCGTTGGCAGATCAAGCTGTGGCAGATGTAGCCTTAAAACAAGGGGTTGTAGAAGGTATAGGTAATATCCCTGGTCAAGGTGCAGGTGTTTTAGATGCGGGAGGAGAAATAGTACAAGGAACTGCTCTGCCCACCGAGCTAGCCGCCGCAAAAAGCGCGGCAGATGCGGCGGTTGCGGAGGCAGGTAGCAGTCCACTGCTAGCAGGAGCAAAGTCTTTTGGCACTGAAATGCTAGGAGCAAAAGCAATAGTTCCAACAGCTCTGGGTTATGGTCAGCTAGCTCAAATGGATTATGAAGATCAGATGCAAGCGGCTGGAATGCAAGTAGAAGAAGCAAGACAGGCGGAGCTTGCTGAGTCAGCAGGAAATCTTCAGAGAGCTTATGCCGCCGCACAACCAGGAGCAATGACAGGCCCAAGTCCTTACAGAAATTATATGAGTGCTTACACTCCTGATTACAGTTACGCATCATCAGGTGGAATTGTTTCTCTAGCGGGAGGCGGTCAATTAAAAAAGTACCAAGCTGGCGGTGAGTTTGATCCAAAAGTATATGCTCAAAGTTTGCCAGCAGGTATTCGTGAAATATATTTAAAATCAAATACTGGCGGTTATGAATCTTTAACAGAAGAAGAAGCCGCCACGTTAAGTAATTACTATTCCTCTGCTGGAGCAGGCTTAATAGGGGGTAAAGGAGGAGCAATAAATGTTCCTCAAACAGGCACTCAAGGTGGACAAGATACAACTCCCCAAGAACCTCCGCCTCCAGCGTTACCAACATCTGGATACATGAGAGATCCTTATACAGGAGCTATTGTATACCTGGGAGGTACTAGACCTGGAGCGGGAACTCCTATGGAGCCTAAAGCGCAAGACTTTAGTGGTTACATGGGCGGTAAAGGCGGCATGAATATGATGACTGGAGGAGCGGGCAATCCTGCCTACGGCGGTATTGACCCTGTTACTATTCAGGCTAATCTTAGAGGTCAGTATGCAGTAACACCACCAAGAGGATATGCGTTAGGATTTGAGCCAGAGTTTAATTATTTTCAAAATGATCCTTTTGGCGTGGAAGTTCCTTACAGAGGATATTACCCTCAAGCATTCGGCCCTATGCAGAGCGGCCCATACTTCCACTCAAGTATTAATATGCCTAACTACTTAAATCAGTTAGGAGATTATTACAGGACACTAGGGGAGCCTTCATTGCCTCCCCCTGTACAACCTCCTGTAGAACCTCTTGTGCAACCTCCTGTGGTTGATCCGGTACAACCTCCTGTTGTAGACACAACGCCACAAGGAGGTATTGACGATATTGTGGTAGGAAATTATGAGGGCGGTGAAAGGCAGACTCCGCAAACTTTAACAGGAGATGATTTATATGAAACGTATATTACAAGAAGAGAGCTTGATAGACCAGGAAACATATTTTACTACGATAACAAAGGAGATCTTGTTAGCGGCAGACCGCCTATAATTGGAAGAGCAAAAGATTCTAAGCCTGTTTACTATACAGTTGACCTTGCCCACGAAGATGCAGAAGCATCATTTGCTAGCAAAAAACAGGCAATGGATTATATAAGAAATTTTTATGGTCATAAACGTAAAAAAGAAGAAACTGGAAGATCTGGCAGGTCTGCTAAACCCAAGGCATCTGCTGACAAACCTGTGCAAGAGGAACGTACAATTCCAGAACATATAAGAAGGGCGGCAGAAAGACAAGCCCAGCAAACAAACAGACCAACAGGAAGAGGACTATCCGTAACTGGTGCTTCTGGAAAGACTACATACTTTCAAGAAGGCGGAGATGTAACTTTAGAAACATCTCTTGGTGAAGTATCAACTCCTGCTGGTGGCATTGCTAATGTGGAGACAGAGTTTGTTAAACAGCAGGCACCAGAGTTAACAGAAACAGATAGGGATGTAATTGTTCTTTCAGACGCAATACTTGGACGTATTGAAAATGCAGATATGGTTGTGGATATGTTTGTAAGAAAGTACGGAGTTGACGCTTTCTTACAGGTAAGAGATGCAGTTCTTTCGTCTGTAGTTCCAAACCCTCAAACGGAAGGTATGATTGAAGGAGAAGGAGGCGGCATGGACGATCAGGTCATGGGTATGATCGGAGATCAACAGCCTGTCGCAGTATCGCCTGGAGAATATATTGTTCCAGCAGATGTTGTTTCTGGTTTAGGCGATGGAAGTTCTGATGCTGGTGCTGAAGAGCTGGATCAAATGCTAGATGACGTAAGAAGATCCAGGCAAAATGGAGACATTAGACAGCCTAAGCCTATTCAATCCCAGGAGGTGATGCCATCATGAACTCAGCAACAGTCCATGAAATAACAGAAACAAAAGATTCCGTTAAGCACACGATAAGCCTTGTTCCTATGGATCATTGTTCAACAATATGGAATCAAGTTAGGGTTCATTTTGTTGAGGCGATAGAAAGATCAAATGGAAGGTGGTCTTTGGAACACTTGTTAGCATCGTTTGTGTCTGGGCAATATCAGCTTTGGATAGCTTATAATGAGGACAAAACCATCAACGGTGCTTTGGCAACTCAGATTGTTGGTTATCCTTGCAAAGCTAACCTAGCCATGCACTTCATAGGCGGTACAGGGTTTGATGATTGGTATCCAGACCTATTAAAAGAAATAAGTATATTTGCTAAGGAATCTGGATGCAGTGGTTTAGAGGGTGTTGCAAGAAAAGGATTTTGGAAATGGTTAAAAGATGACGGGTTTACTAAAGAAGTTCCGTTTTATGAAAAGGAGCTAAGCGATGTCTAAAGGTGGAAGCGCACCAGCACACACAACATCAACCGTAACACAAAGCACTCTCCCAGAGTACGCGGCACCTTATTTCAAAGACCTGCTGGTAAGAACAGGTTATGAAAGTGCGGTTCCTTACACTCCGTACCCTGGTCAGAGGCTGGCTTACTTGGGGCCGCAAGAGCAAGAGGCAATGAATAGGCTAACATCATTAGGAGTTAGCGGCACATTACCGGAAGTTGAGGCGGCTACCGCAATAGCGGGGCAGGTAGGGGCAGAGAGTCCTTATGTTCCTAATATGTTAAGAGCCACTCAGATTTCACAGGGAATGCCTGGTTTAGCCACTCCTGGTTTGATGGGTATGTATATGAACCCATATCAACAATATGTAACTGACATAGCTACGAGAGAGGCTAGAAGGCAGTCAGATATTCAAGGTGCAAAACTAGGCTTGGATGCGGCTAAATCTGGGAGTTTAGGTGGATATCGTGAAGGTATAATGCAAGCCGAAAGAGAAAGAAACCTAGCTCAACAGCTAGGCGACATTCAGATGAGAGGATCATCTCAGGCTTTTGATGATGCAAGAAAGGCTTACGAGGCAGACAGGGCGGCGGCTAATAGAGCCGCACAGTTAGCCCAGTCCACTTATGGACAGTTGCTTTCTGGAGACAGGCAAAGGTTGGAAGCGGCTCAGTCATTAAGAGAAGCGGCGGCACAAAAACAGAAGATGGAGCTAGAAAGACTAAGACAGTTGCAGGCATCAGGACAGGTGGAGCGAGAACTGTATCAGCGCGGTCTTGATATGGGTTATGCGGATTTCCTTAGACAGCAGGCGTATCCAAAAGAACAGCTAGCTTTTTACAGTTCAATGTTAAAAGGACTAGATATAAGACCAGGCGAGATACAGACATCTTACGGTGTTGGCCCTAGCACCACACAGCAACTATTAGGATCAGGCATTGCTGGTGTTGGTTTATATAAGGCTTTGGTATAAAGATTATTAGTGGAGGCAAGGCATGATTGGTAAACCCAATTTATTAGAGGCAGAGGATATAGTAAAAAGTTTGCCTGATATGCAGTTGATGCAGGTGGTTCAGAATCCTAGCGGAGATATACCTCAGTTTTTAGCTGTTTCTGAGATACAACGCAGAACAAAAATGCGTAAAGATTACGAGGCTCAAATGGCAGATGTGCCGCAGGCTACAGTTTCAGAACAAGTAGTTCAAGAAGGTATTGCTGGTCTGATGCCGCCTGCTATGCCTACTCAAATGCAAATGACCCCTCAGATGCCTCCACAAATGCCTCAGCAGGCAATGCCTGTTGAGATGCCTACAATGCAACCAGAGATGAGAATGGCTCAGGGTGGCGTTGTAAGAATGCAGAACATGGGTCAGGTTCCCACGCTTAGGGAGCTTCGGTCATTATATCCAAACCTAACCAGAGAAGAGCTTTATGAGCTTGCAAGGTCGCAAGGTATTGATGTTCCTTTTGCTTTGTCTGATGCTATCAGAAATATAAATCTACCTGATGTTAGCCTTCCTGATTACACGGAGTTTTATGATCTGCGGGACAGGAGTGAGGGATTAGATCAGCGTGAGGTTTACGAAAGAGCTAGAGAGCTAGGCATTGACAGCCCTCAGCCAGCTTACACCCAGGTAAGAGACCTGGCTTCTGACATTGGTTCGGCGGTTAGTGGAGGTGTCGAGTCTGTAAGAGAGCTACCAGGAGACATTGGATCGGGTATCGCATCGCTTACTTCAAGAGGAAAGGATTACCTGTCAGATAAATTATCTGAAGTAAGTATGCCAGATTTTTCAAACCCCCTATCTAATGTAAGAATACCAGAATTTCCTAACGTAAGAATTCCTGATGCCCCCACATTCCGCATCCCTGATGCCCCTACGTTTGATATTCCCAGTCCTGGTGATATATATGATCGCACAAAGGATGCTATGCCAGATTTTTCAAATCCCCTGTCTAACGTCAGGTTGCCATCCATGCCAGATGTGTCTATTTCAGATATAAGGCGTTTAATTCCTGACTCCATAGCTGATACAGAATTTGAAAATCCTTTTGCCAGAATAACTTCAGACACTTCGTATGCAGATTATCTTCGTAATGCGGTGAAAAATCTTAGGCAAGGACTTCCTGAAATTCCAAGTGAGGGGGTCACTCTGCCAGATATTATTCAGGCTGGTGCAATGATTCCCGCCTCTATGGAAGGACTTGGAAGAGTGGGAGAATCTGTGGCATCAACAGCCAAAGATGTGGGTGGTAGTATTTATGACTCTGTAGCTGGCGGAGTTAGATCAGCGGTTGATCCGTTGTCGGAGTATTTGGGTGAAAAAGGCAGGACTATTTCACGCGATTTTGAAAAAGGTACAGCCAGAGGTATTGGGTCTCTTATCGGTGAGGTAGTTCAAACTCCGTTTGAAGGACTAGGAGCTTATGGAAGGATGGCATTGCGTGAATCACGCGAAGGAATAGGGCGTAGGCAGGATTTCCTAAAAGGCTTGTTAGGATTGGGATCTGATGATGACATCCCTGGTGATGCCCGTGTTCAGGCATTGAAGAGCGTGGAAAAGCAAGCAAGACCTAAAGCAGAAACTATTATTGACGACATAATTCAAGCTCCTGGTGATATGGCAGGATTGCCTAGAGTTCAAGCAGACAAATCCATAATTCCTTTACGGGTTCCTACTCCTCCTATGCCAACCACGCCAGGAGAAATCTTGAGTCCTGATGCTGTTGCGGCTAGACAAGCTAAGCTGATAGAAATGGAAGCCAAGAGAAAAACTTTAGAGGGAGAAGGAAAGAAAGAGTCTGCTACTCCTGAAGTAAAAACGACTGGCAAGACTTCTGGAGATGTTGCGAGAGGATCGTATGAGGCTAAGTTACTAGAGCTACTCGGCAAACAAACAGAAGTTCCATCATACGATGACATCATTAAAGAAACTAAGGATGAAGCACTGAGCAGTGCGTTGATAGCCTTGGGTTCGGGTATTGCTAGTGGTGACATAGGCGGAGGAATCAGAACCGCAGGAGAAGCCGCACTAGCCCAGAAGCAGAAAGCAAGAGAGCTAGCAAGGGAGCAAGAGATAGCCCAGGCAGAAGCAAGACGAGGTGATATTTCCAGGCAGATTGAAGGCGTGTCGGCGTTGGCACAGTTGCAGTCCAAGAAGGATTTAGCTAGGGAAGAGCTGGCTCAACAAAATGTGTTAAAGAGGCTTGGGTTTGACGTTGAAAAAGAGCTGGCAGAAGAAAGAAGGAATTTAGACAAAGAACTTGAGCAGAATAAGGATATCAGAAGTCAAAGAAATTTTGTGGCAGATCAATTAGCTTTAGTTACTAACCGGATGGATAGCCTGCTAGCTACTGGGAGGGAGAATGAGCCTGAGTACGCGAGACTAGGAATTAGACTGAAAACTCTTCAAGAACGAGCAGATATTTTAAATGTCGATTACTCCAATTATAGCGTTAATCCGAAACAAAATTAATAGCAGGACATATTAATGCCGACAACAACAGTCACTCGTCCTGATGGTTCTACCCTGGATATAACACATCCAGAAGGTGCTTCTGAGCAAAATATACTCAGGTTTGCCGCGTATCAAGACAGCCTGGCTATGGCTGAGGAAGATCCATATCCTTTGGTAGAGGAAGAGGAGGAGGAAGAGGAGGAAACCAGCACCTTTGGTGCTATAGGAGAAGGTCTCAAGCGAGTACCAGGCGAGGCATTTTCCACTATTACTCGTATTGGCACAGGAGCGGGACAATATTTTTCAGAGCTTCTGGATGACGATGAGGAAGAAAGGCTAGAAGATACGTTGCTTGAAACTCAGCGGGGCTTGGATGAAAAGAAGAAGAGCTTCCTGGGATACGATGAAGATTATGATGATAGCACAATCACTCAGGTTCTTGGAGCTGTAGGTTCTACGGTACCATTTATAGGTGCTGGCATTGTCGGTGCCACTGTGGGATTGCCAGTTGCGGCAACCACAGCGGTTGTCGCTGGACTGGGAGCATTAACCTATGGTGCCATAGGAGCGGAGGATAGAGCAGAGACCGAAGCCAGAACTGGAGTAAAGTTAACGGATGCCCAGGAAAATCAGGCTAAGTTTGCTAATGCGGCTATTGGATCGCTAGAAGGTTTAGGCGCACCTTTCAGGATTTTACGAAGAATACCTTCCAAAGTGTTTAAAGGCCCAGGCGGAAAAGAGATTGAGAGCAGGTTCAAGGAAGCGATTGATAGTGGTATTGCGGAGGGTAGTCAGGAAGCGGCGGCTAGTCTCGTAAGTGATCTTGCGGCTAAAGGAATATATGACCCAGACAGGGATATATTTACCGTTGGTAAGGCAGGAGATTATTTTGAAGAAGGAATTATTGGAGGTGGAGCAGGTTTTATATCTGATGTATTCCTTGGCGGCATAGGCAGAAGAAAGGCTTTATCAGACTCTGAAAAGATTCAAGAGTTTGAAGATAGTAAATTAGATGCAGAGGAAGTTGAAGCTGGAAATGCTAATGCGATGCTGGCAGGACAGGCAGAAGAGCCAACTATAGATCCAGCTCAAGGCACAATGCCTTATATAGATGCCGATCCTGTTGAGATAGATGATAGTGCAGACGGCACAGCAATAAGGTTTCCCTTTAACGATCCTTTAAAGGCAAGAGCTTCAGGGATTGCCAGAAAAATGGGAGAGTCATTTCCCGTTGATGAAGAATTTACGGTTGTCTCTGGTGCTTCGGAGGGAGAAAGAGCAGGTCGGAGACAACGCCTCACTGAAGAGGGAGATTCTTTCCTTGTTGAAAAGTATACGCAAGAGCTAGATACCGATGCGGTTGACACGGCAACTCTTGAAAAAGCCCGTGAGACTTACGAGGGTGATGAGCAGAAAGCTAGAGATGCCTATGTAAGTGAAAAAGTTCAACAAGAAAAAGATTCTTTGCTCGATGACACTCAGCAAAAATACAATATAACATCTCAGGAATATGTGGTCGTAGACTCAAAAGGTACACGATACGGCCCTAAGCTCAATGATATAAACGATGCCATTAATTTAGCAGGCAGTCTCAAAGAGTCGGGTATTAGTGAAGCCGCCCAGAGAGATGCTAAAGAAATGATTGACCTGTCCATGAAAGAAACAGGCATTCAGTATGACGGAAATCAAATACAAAATCTTCTTAGCATAGCAAGAAGAATATTCTCTCCTTATCAGAAAACCTACAATTCAGAACAAGTGGATTACGCGGCAGATACAGTTGCGGCTACTGGGTATATTCATCAGGGTCTGACAGCCAAGCAAGCACAAGAAAAAAATATCAAACCAAAAGACATGACCGCCTCTCAGAAAATAAATAGAGACCGCCTTAAAAGAGGACTGCCTGAGACTAATACGTTTACCTTGAAAGAGATAAGAAAGGCGTTAGGTCAGGATGTTGGAGACCTCTACCTGGTAGAAAGCGGAGCAGGAGAAAGACTTACCTATGAAGCTATTCAATATAAGAAGACGGAGAAGAGCAAGCCTCGAATAGCCATAGTTGGAAAAAATAAATACGGGGAAATAAAAACAGAGCCTATTCTTGATCGTCCCTTAAACAATGAAGAAGAGCGTCAGCGAGTTGCTGGGTCTGGTAAGAACATAAAGTATAATGTCAAAACCAGAAAAAGAATACCTTTTATAAATCTATCTGATGCCACAAAACTAGCATCAGAGATGAACCAAAAAAGAGGGTTGCACTTCCCTGCGATGATGAGAGGGAAGCAACCCAAGGCAACAGAAAAACGCTTTAATGATTTGTTGCAGAGCAAAAACATTGAGGACAATATAAACTCTCCAGCTATTAGAAGCATGGTGTCTAGGTTTATAGGTAGAACGCTAAGGCGAGATCAGACTAATACGTTTAACAATCTTACTGAAAGCGAGAAAAAATTATTATTTGTTAAGCTCAATCAACTACCAGAATTTGATGTACCAACGAAACTTCCCGTCTTTAGTTTAAAGCCTGTAGAAAAAGCAAAACAGCAAAGGTCAACAGAAACAGATACGCTTGGGTTGCCTGACCCTGTGCAGTTTGAAAGCAGAGATGATGTTGCTGTCTTAGATAAACAAAGACAAAGCGACATTAAGAAAGAAGTTAACAAGGTTGTTGAAACAGTAGAGGCTAAGAAGGTTGATGAGATAGGGCAGGCTACAGTTGCGGCTGGCCCTTTAGCGAATATAAACAGGTCTGACTATGTTGACAACGTAGAGGAAATAAGTTCGTTTGAGACACCTTCTACTACGGTACCAGGAAGGATAGGCAAAAACTTTATATTCCAGGTGGCAGACAAGCTAGTAGGACTGAAAGACATTGTTGCATCAATCAACAAGTCAAGGGCGGCTAAAGGCATTGACCCTATAAAAGATACTGAAGACCCATATATTGGGGAAGAGTTGCTTGCAGGTAAAATGGGTGTGGCTCAAAGACAGTTTCAGGAGCAAGAGCTTCAGCCTTTGATTGATGAAATGGTCAGGTTAGAAATAAACCCTGATAAGTTTGATGAGTTTCTTGTATTGCGTCATGCCCTCGAAAGAAACAAAAGAATTAGAAATATTAATAAACAACTAGATCCTCAAGCCCAGCCAGGCGCAGGCTTCATTTTTGATGACGCAGGCAACAAAGTCCCTCTTAATGATGAATATGTTAAGACCAAGATGAAAAATGATTACGGTCTTACCTGGAATGATTCGACAGAAACCTGGGAGGGCGGGAACCAAAGAGGCGACAAGATGAATGCCCTTGCATCAAGGGTTGATAGCATTCTTAAAAACACCAGAGACTTTGGTAGGCAGACTGGATTGCTATCTCAAGATGCCTTCGATGCTCTTAACAACACGTTCAAGTATTACGTCCCCTTAAAAGAATCAGAAAGACATTCTGATCAAAGTCCGATTGATAAATACAGTGAGACTGATAGTGAGATTTTAACTTTCCTAACAGGTGCAACGGCTAGAACCACAGGCACTTCTGGATCAGGAGGCTCCTTGTCTATAAAAGGGGCAGAAGGTAAACGCCTAAAGGGAGGGCTGAACCTAGCCTTTTCTCCTTTGGGGAACGTGGTTGCAGGTCGAGAAAGGATGATCGGAAGGGGGTTAAAGAACAAGGAGTTTGGAGAGAGGCTGGTAAACCTTATAAAAGAAAATCCTAATAGCGAAGTTTGGAACGTAATCTCTCCAGACAATCCCCGTTTTACTAGCGTGTTTGAATCTTCATACACTTATGTTGGAGATGACCCATCTCTACAGGGAAAAAAGACAGGCGACATTTCGGATCAGCCAGATAAGAAGAACTGGGTAAAACAAGTTGTTACCAGGACGGGCAACCCATTCATGGAAAATGATGTTATGGGTGTCAAGATAGATGGTGTGCCTCACTATGTAGAGGTGAAAGATCCCAGTCTCCGCATAGCGTTAAATAATTTAGATGCTCATACAGCAAATACAATAGTGGAGTATTTGAATACTGCCACTAGGTTCATGTCATTTGTAAACACCAGTCTTAACCCTGAGTTTGTCATGGGTAACTTCCCTAGAGATTTGCAGACAGCGATATTCAATATCGTTGGTGAGCAGACAATGCCAGGTGGTAAAGCAAAAGATGCTCAAAAGATTGTTGGGAAAGTTGTAAAAAATACAGTGCCATCTATCGGCGTGTTCTATAAAGGATTTAGAAACCCAGATAAGCTAAGCCCAGAGGACAAAAGAAACTTTGAGGAGTTCATGGAATCAGGAGCAAAGACTGATTGGTTTCATTCCCTCCCTCCAGAGCAAGCCAAAGCAAATATTGATCGAATGATTGACATGGCTCAAGGCACGTTCACAGGCACAGCTCGTCAAGGATACGATACAGTTATTGATTTTGTAGAGAACAGTAATGCCGCTGTTGAAAACGGAGTAAGGTTAGCATCATTCATTGCCGCCAGAGATGCGATGATTGAAAAGGGAATAGACAGAAACGAAGCAGTTACCAGGGCGGCATCACTAGCTAAAAATCTTACAGTTAACTTCAACAGAAAAGGTAATTCAGGAAACCTTCTCAACGGTTTGTATCTATTTTTCAATGCCAGTGTACAAGGTACCGTCAATATGGTGCGAGGCTTGAATCCTATGAACCCAAATTCATCAAGGATGAAGCAGGGAATCATGGGTGGTTTGATTTCTATGGGTGCAACCTCTGCCATGCTAGCTGATATGTTGATGGATGATGATGAGCTTGAGGATATTCCTGATTATGTAAGAGACAGAAACCTGGTGATACCAGACGCATTCTTGTTTCAGGATACAGAGAAGGGATACACCACAATACCTCTGCCGTATGGGTACAATGTATTTCATGTGATGGGTGAGCTTGCCTATCAGGTCACAGCGGGTAAGCTAAGCCCAGAGAAAGCTGGCATAAGGCTAGCAAATGTAATGATGGGTTCCTTCAACCCGATTGGCACCTCAATGAGCGACACCTTTAGCGGTGGCGTTTTAAAGACCGCAGTTCCAACGGTAGCCAAACCTGTGGTGGAGCTTGCGCTAAACGAGAATTACTTTGGATCGCCAATCTATTCAGCAGAAAGCCCATTCCCTGGTGTTATAGATCCTGTGCAAAGCAACAGGAAACTGGGAGGAACAGCAGAGGCATGGCGCACAGTTACCAGTGCGTTGAATGCACTTACAACTCCAGAGGGAAGGGAAGGAGAGTATGAAGCAGGATTTATAAATCTATCCCCAGATAAATTGAGTTATATTATGGGGTATTATCTTGGTGGTGCAGGACAGTTTGCAGAAAGAACATTTTTAAAAGCCCCACAAAAGTTGGCAACAGGAGAGGAGTTTGAGACCAGGGAGATTCCTTTTATCAGGAGGATACGTGGAGAAATAAGTAATGCTCCTGATACGAATCAGTTTTATGAAAGAATAGATGAGATAGATAGAAAGAAGGCGCAGGCAGAGAGTCAGAAAATGTCTCCTGCTGAAAGGAAAAAATATAGAGATAGCAATAGAAAATACATCCAAATGATCGGGATAAGGAAGGGGGTTCAAAAAACATTGACATCTTTGTATAGGGAGAGAAGAAGATATAAAGAGTTGAGGGAGAAGTTTCCAGAAAGAAGATTAGAATATGCGGAAAAAGAACAGTTGATTCAAGATAAAATTGATGCGGCAATCAACCGCTTTAATGATTTGTATGATAAAAGAGTGGGTGAGGATAAATGATTCAGCCATATTTTTATAAATGCAAGACAGTAAGGATCATAGATGGTGATACTGTTGATGCAGATATTCAGTTAGGGTTCAATGTAACTTTAAGTAAGACCAGGATTAGACTTTATAATATCGACACTCCTGAAAGTCGCACAAGAAACCTGGAAGAAAAAGCACTAGGCTTGAAAGCCAAAGAAAGATTGATAGAGTTGTTAGGAGAGAAGTTTTATATTGAATCCCTGGGAGAAGGAAAGTCAAAGGGAAAATATGGTAGGGTACTGGCAACACCATTCACCCTGGACACACATCAGAATGTTTGTGAAATTCTAGTGTCAGAGGGTCATGCCGCATATTATGATGGCGGAAAGAAAACAAAGGTGTGGGCTTAGTAGTTCTATGAGTATGTCAGCGATTGAGTGGTGCGCTGAACGTCAATGCAAGTGGGAGGTGATAGCTGTCATCAAATCCCCTCATGATGAAACCTTTGTTGCTTGCAGAAGGAGATACTTTCCATACGAGGGAAGAGATTGTCTAACCAGTTTTTTTAAAGATGGGATGTTCTCTAACACCCACTACGACATGACAGAACAAACCGCAATCGAAGATTTAGTTAGACGTTCACATCTCTCGTTAGAAAAAGATTTAAGCTCAGTCAGTCACCAACGATTGACAGAGGTGTAGGTTCAGGTTTTACCTGGTTGTTGCATGTGTTTAACCAGGAGAAAAATGTTTTCCTGGGGATGATCCAAGCATTACCAATACGCATAGCGGGTATCTCTTTCCGGTTGAGAGCGGCGTAAGTTTGATTGAGTCCCATTGACAATATGTTTGCAACTTCTTTGACCTGCAATACGTGTTTCATAATTGTTTTCCTTAGCCAGTGGTTGATAGTACCTGGTATTGTGTTCTATTCGTTTCGTTAAAGAAACAAAATAACCGTGGACAAAAGAAAAAAAATTTAACCAGTTTGTTTTTTCTCAAACTCTTTCTCCAGTTGCTTAAAGTACGCCCTTCTTTTTTTCCACAAATCAAATTCTCTTTTCACTGCTTTCCATAATTTTTTCATTGATTCATCTCTCCTTTTCATTTTCTGGAACTAACTTAATGTGATGTAGCTTCGATATAAAGAAATCGTACTCCCCCTCTCCAAAGTAAAAGTGATTCATAAAATCTCCAACCATTTCAATGTTAGCGAACTCACCATAAGAAGCTACCGTATTGTCTGCCTTTGATACCACGGTAACAATCAATGCCTGGAAGAATCCGCTTTCATTACAATCGCTAACAAGATAGTGAAAGGACTCATCTTTTTCAGTACCAGGAAATGGTATTATATTGTCATCGCTCATAGGCTCCTCAGCTTAAAATTCTTACCACAAGTTGTGGAGATCGCCAGGTAAAAAGGTATCCCCATCTTCATGATTTAAAGAGAACGATCCGTCACAATGTTCTACCAGGTCTATAGTTAGTCTATGCTCTTCCATTCCGGCAGATAATGTTTCAATGGTTGATTTGCCAGGAGGTAGAGGAGAGGGTCTCCTTTGAAGCAAACTTGCTATTCCCAAATGTTTAAGTTGTTCTAACCTCATGATTAGATTTTATCTTCATATATTGAATCGTGCAGTTCCTGTCGATAATTATCTAATTGTAAAATCCAATCTTGAATAATATCTAGAATCATCACATCAGCCGTAGCATCAAGTAAATCATAGTTGATTTCTACCTTTCCACAACTTCCAAGCGGCTCGTAATGTAACTTGCCATATTGCACTAGAAGCATAGGTGAATGAAATGATGTTCTTGTTTCTTTGCTGTGGCTCCTCTGCCTGTCCTGCCATCCATGTAATGATGGTCTTTTTTTTTCACTGTTGTCGCTCATATTTATTACCCTCTATAATATTAATTTTACTTAACTAAAATTCGTTTAAACATTTTTTTCTCAATCATCTGTTTTTGATTTCGAGAATAGGTGTTGTTGGTATAGACAATTCCCTTCCTGTACTTAGAGGGACGTAACTGTACATTAGCACCCGCATTATCATCACTGGTGCATACTTCAATCTTTCCTCCAGAGTTGAGAAAGTCGATAATATCTTTCTGTAATTGCTCTCGAAACTTTTGCTTCTCCGTTTTGTTGAATGAGTTGCTCATTTGAACCTCGCTGTTACTATATGCTCCCACAATTTAGACATGCCCAATAGATGCGTTTGATCCAGGGTGTAACATTTGCCATGCCCTAAGTCTTCGTGGACACATTTTTCTCTAAAATGTTTTTGTGAAACCCATCCCATAACTAGCATCACATCATCTTGTGTGGTGTCAGCCGTTACCAGGATGGCAAGTTCTGAAAGAAAAGAATCTAGTGATTTGAATAAAAGTTTACCCTGGGGATAGAAGCTAGCTTTGACCTGGATAGAAACCTCCTTGTTGCCGACATCAATATACATGTCATCACCAGAGTCTATCCCCATAGCTGATGCTTTGAAATCAAGACCAAACAGTTTTGCCACTGCTTTTTCTGCCTTGATCCCAAGCTCATCAATATCATTATCAGTTCTGCCCTGATCTCGCCTGTCGTTTTTGACATGAGATAACCTAGCCATTTGCCAACGGAGAGAGGCAAATTGTCTGCATTCGGATAGCTCAGATTTCTTCAGTCGTACCGGAATCATTTGTTTGATCTTTAGCTATTTGTTTTAATAGTTTAATCAACGTAATTAATGACTCAGATATTTCTTCATAATCATCATCGTCAATTTCGACAAGCATTATTTTCATAGCCGATCAACATTCTCCTCTGATCCAAAAAATTCACCAAACTTTACGCAACACTTGTGCTGTAGCTGAGCAAGTGCCTTGCCAGAATCCTCTGGATCTAACGTAGATATTTCATCTAAATCTAAAAGTATATCAACCCAGGATAGCTTAATTTCTTTTAGTGTGTTTTGTGCCTCAAGTATCTCTGTGGAAAAACTTTTCATAATACTTGGAAGATGTGTTGATTCATTCATAATATTACCCTCTTTATTTATTTAGGTGGCGGCACATCAAATCCCATATCAGCCGCAGTCCGTACCAAACAATCTATCAACTCGCTGTATGTAATTTTATTTGTGCCGTTGCTTCTTTTTCTAGGTCTTCGTACCTCTCCAAACCTTGTCTCTACTACATCATAGCCATAGCATAGACAAAGCAATTCATTATGTATCTCGCCCTCTGTCATACCGCACCACTGACCAAACTGGCGAGACCATTTTCTATAGTACCCTTCTTGTTGGCGACTCCTTTCCCACACCAGGGGTTTGATATTTACATCAATCCCTTCCTTGCATTGGTCTAACAGTTTATGGAAAAGCTCTCGCTTCTCTGGGTATTCCTGCATCAAAGCCATAACAACAGATGTAAATCTTTGCGAATCATCCGTTGATATTCTGAGGTCAATCATCTGTTTTGTGTCCGTCTAACTTAATGACTCCCTGGTCAATCCTTCTTATCAAGGTCATAAGAATATTAAAAAGAAATTGTTCAGACAGATCAATCTTTCTGAGATAAGGATCACCTGCATTTGATAGATTTCCTTGTAGCGGATTAGCAATGCTATTATCAAATTCATAATGGCACTTAGCGCAGAGGTCAGCCACACACAAATCATGTGGCTTTATCCCTTTGCCCTTACCAAATATCTGGCTCCTCAGTCCTTGATAATGTGCGGCAACTATCGTGTCATCACGAACACCGCAATGAACACAGGCTTGCCCCTCTGCCGCTGAGAGTATTTTTTTAGACCTGATTAACTTTCCCACGGATAACTTCCCGTATCCTGTGGAGGAGGACTCTGCACTGGAGTTGGTTGGTGTGTTTGTCCATGGTTTTGTGGGTGACTGAAACCATCATCCTCTTTTTCTACTGCCTCGATAGACAGGTAAAGATAAGATGCCCCTGTGTTTTTTGCATTGCGCTTCCATCCCGCCATCTTCAGGGTTGGTTTCTCACCTGACTTTCTCTGCTTTAAGATGGTTGAAAGTTGTTCATCTGTAAGCTCTATGGTGCCTTGCAAGTCGGGGTGAGTCTCTGATTTCTTGTAACCGTTTTCAAACAAAGCACTTTCACTTTTGTGGTAATTAGGCATTTTCTTTCTCCTTAAATGTATTAAAAATTTCGCTCATAAAACCCATGATTTTCTTATAAGCCTCTGGGTATTTTTCTATCTGTGAGAATACCTCGATGTTTGTGTCGTAGTAGTCTCTTGCATGGTCAATTGATTCAAACTTAAATGTTCCCATGATTTTCATCATGTCATCTACCTGGTGCATTGCCGCCTCTGCATTAGGAATCTTATGCTCTCTAGGCTCTGGGGCTTTTACCTTTTGCTCTGTCTTGGGTTGTTCTTTTGGAACGACCTTTGAAGGCTCAGGCTTTGCGGATGCCTTGACCTGGGGCTTGGTTGGTTTGGATTTGCTATTATTGTCATGAGACATAGCACTTTCAGCGTCATCATCAGCCGATGGAATGCCTGCAACAGACTGTAAAGCATACCTCCTCGCGTAGGTGATCGCAGATCCCGCCGCCTGTGGATCATGCTTTACCATTGGTAAAGTGTAAGTCTGCTGTAGCCACTGCCCTGATGTGTGCATAAGCCGTGTAGTGACTCCTATGCCTCTCTCAGAGTTGAAAGGGAACTGGACATAGGATAGCCCATTGTCACAGAAAGGCTCCTTAATCGCCTTTACAACGCTTCCCAGGTCAGCATACTTGCTTTTGAAATAAGGGTTACTGCTATCCTTCACAGCCCCCGCCATCTGTCCCTGGGCTTTTACCAAAGCCTGGGCTAGCTCATCTATTGATTCACTTGTTTCCATAATACCCTCTTAGTATTGTTGTTTAAGATCCTTGTCAACGTCCTCACCGATAAATTCAAGTATGTCGTTAACATCTTTTTTCAAAAACAAATCCATTGGCATTTTTATTTTTAGTTCTTCGTTGACGAATATCAACACAACGTCGCCATCAACTGACATGTTTAACGTGCCATTACGAACCTGTTGAACCAAGCCAATAAACTTGTCTTTAAATTCTTGATTAACCTTCATTCTCTAACCACTCCTTCTGTTGCGTACACCAGGGACTTGCATCGCAATACTTGTTGCATCTGATAGGTTCAGACACACGTTCCTCTATCACTAAGTTTGAAGACGATAATGGGTTTGCAATGTAATCCTCTGCTTCTTGTTGCGTATCGAAAACCCTGTCAGCTCTTTTGTTCTTGGGTTTTTTCACTGCAAATTTTTTTGGTTTCAGCCATCTTTCCTGATCGGTACACAGGGGAAGTTCCTCGCCTGTCAGGTGATCGAACTCTGCTTTCTGGTGTAGTGAAATTCGCTCAGCCATGTATTGTTCTCTAATGTTTTTATCCCAAAGAGGGATGTCAACTAGAACGATAGGGGATTCTGGATAATCACCCTGGCGAGTTTCCGCCTCTCGATTCTTCCAGTCTCGTAGCACAGCTACGATTGTGAGCTTATTAATCTTTACACCTTTGGCGTGTTCTACTAGCCAGGCATAAGCATTAAGTTGGTTGTGCCACTCTGGTTTGTCGTAGATTACAGACCACACTGAGGTCACTTTATAATCCATGATATGTGAACCTTTTTGCAGATCAATGGCTCCAGATATACGCCAACCATCGACATCAAAAAATAATCTTTCCTCTGCAATGTGTTCTATATCTCCGTAATCCTCAAAGATATTATGCACAGCGGTACCAAACACAGACCACAAACGATCAGTACAATCCTCTTCTATTTCATCCTGATGGAATCTGCACAGGATTTGTTTGCGTGGGCTGTCGATCAACTGGGTCACTGACCTGTCGCTCTCCCCTCTGCTGTAGCTGTCCTGTGTCAGTGCTTTCATCACTGGCTCTGGTAGATTGAACTTGTTGGTTATCCTCAACTTCAGAATCCTCCAATCGAAAAATCCGCACACCCTCCTGGGGGTACGTCTTCATTGAGAATTGTTTCGGTTGATTGTTCCGATTGAACCGACTGATGTAACTCGCCAACGAAAGATATTCCTTTTGATTTCTCTGGATTGGCACTAATACACTGTCGTTTATTTCCATGTCCGACAAGGGAATGTCCTTCCACTGGCTGTTCAATCTGCCAGGGTACTTTACATTCTTCTCTATCTTGAACGTCATCATTATCTCCTATTGGTTCCCAGGGAACCTTACCTTGTTCTTGCAACTGCAAAAAATATTGACCCATCTTTGACATTACATAACACTCCATTTATGCTTGCAGTTCGGAATTTACAGATGATTTTAAAAAATGTCAAACATTGTTGAGATGGAAATATTGGGTGAGCCTGCATCAAAAGCAAACTCCCGTAAGATTGTGATGTTTGGGAAGCGACCTGCAATTATCAAAAGTCAAAAGGCACGAGACTATGTAAAGTCATTCGCAGAACAGGCATCCCAGGTACAGATAGATGAGTTACTTGAGGGTGACTTGTGGGTTGAGCTTACTATTTACTATGCTTCGAGAAGACCAGACCTGGATGAGTCTGTGGTTCTGGACTGTCTCCAAGGCATTGCGTACACTAATGATCGTCAGATAAAGGAAAAGCATGTATACCACGACCTTGACAAAACAAATCCCAGAACAAAAATTAAGATTGGAAAACTTGATCGCTCAAAAAATAGTGACTCGTAGTTTGCGTGATCTTGTCAGTAAGAATCAAAAATTTGTAGAAAAATCAGAGGCTTATGTGCAGACAGAAACCTTTGAGAATGATGTTGGATTGTCTCACTTTCCTGATGAGATAGTTACCGTTGTTCGTGAAGCCGTTGAACTTTCTCCGGTACAAAAGAAGCATGTCATTAAAGAAGTTTTGGAGTGGATTAAAAACCCCCTCGATTGAGGGGGTTATAACACTAGCAATATAGGAGTGATCCAGGTCAAGCTGTGTTAAGACTCGACCATTCCTTAATAGTTTCATAAAAAATGAACATTAGCAATATGTAAAACAAGAACTAATTAGGGGGTAATCATGGCAACAGAGTTGCAATCAATCGTGTCTATGGTATTTCAAACAAGCCGTATACGGTGTCCAGTATGTAGTCCTGATAGAAAAAAACAGCATGAGAAAACGATGGTGGTTACGGTTGAGGGAAATAAAAAAGTATATATGTGCCATCATTGTGGAATCTCTGGCAAGTTTGAGGAAGAACCTTTCTATGATAAGCACCTTGACCAGGTGGTGCCGATTCCTACCAAACTTAAAACCAATCTTGATTTAATTGGTAGGTTCTTTTCTGCAAGAGGTATCGACATTTCTAATATTAGTTCTCTTCCAGAGATGACCACAGGTGAAAAGTATTTTAATGGCATTGGCAAGGTGGATTGTGTTGGTTTTGTTTACCAGGATGAGGCTATCAAGTGGAGGGCGATAGATCATAAAGCATTCACCCAGGACGGTGCGGCAAGAAACTTTTATAACCTGGAAAAGATAGCAGATGATATGCCAGAGACAGTGATTATAACGGAGGGCGAAGCCGATACCGTTGCCCTGGCATCCATAGGATTACACAGCATTTCTGTCCCCAATGGTGCGCCAGTCAAGGTAAGTAATAGAAAAGTATCTCCAGAGGATGACAACAAGTTCGGATATATTTGGGAAGCCAGGGACATACTTGATAAAGCAAAACAAGTTATCATCTGTGCAGATAGAGATCAGCCAGGTGAGGCTTTGTCAGAAGAGATAGCCAGGCGTGTTGGCAGAGCAAAGTGTTGGCGTGTTCTGATTCCTGAGTCATGTAAAGACATCACTGATGTAATAGATAAATTGGGTGCAGAGCAAGCCAGTGAGCTAATTGAAAACCCCGCTCCGTTTCCCCTCTCTGGTGTTTACTCTGCATCAGAATATCGCAGTGAGATCATGGAAATATTTGAGAATGGAGTGGGGTCTGGTACAAGCACAGGTTTAGATAGTGTTGATGAGTTGTTCACTATAGCTCCTGGTCAGTTAAGTATTGTGACTGGCATACCTTCCTCTGGCAAGTCTGAGTTTGTAGATCAGATCATGATGAATCTTGCCATGAAACATTCGTGGAAGTTTGCCATTGCTAGCTTTGAAAATCCCCCTAAATTTCACGTAGCCAAGATGTTAGAGAAGTATGCAGAGATGCCGTTTTTTGAGGGCAGTAGAACACGTATGTCTCGTAAAGATTTAGAGGAGGGAATGGAGTTTATCAATCAACATTTTGTATTCCTTGAAAGTCGTGACGGATCAATGCCGACAGTACAGGATCTTATAGACAGAGCAAAGCAAGCGGTTATGAGATTAGGTATTCGCGGGTTAGTGATTGATCCATATAATATGATTGATATGAACACGGAACAAGAGCATGTTTCTATATCGAGAATGCTGTCAGAAATTACCTCCTTCTGTAAGGCCCATGATATACACGTATGGTTCGTTGCACACCCATCTAAGATGCGTCAAAAAGAGGACGGCACCTACCCCATACCTAAAGGGCAGAATGTCTCTAGCTCCTCTGCCTGGCACTCTAAGGCAGACATAGGGGTAACGGTTCATCGAGGTGATGGAGGAGTTGAAATACATTGCTGGAAGTGTCGGTTCAAATGGATAGGACAACAAGGTATGTGTTACCTGGATTATGATGTGCCAACAGGCAGATACTTTGATCGTTCACCTGAAAACAAAATAGAGAAAACCTTCAAAAACACTAGCATAAAATCACATTGGATGGATGATTGGAAATGAAAAGCAATACTGAGTTAGGTACACCAGAAATCCATCAGCGTCACTCAGTTATGATAGAGGGTGGCACTGTACCCAGGGCGAAAGTTATGGATGGGACGGTGGTTGATCGTTATCTTATGGATGGTTTAATCAATCTCCAACAGCATATGGCTTGCGAATATCTCCTTGAGAGAGCAGTAAAAGCTGGCGTTTACACTCGCGGCATAGACAATACAATGCCGTCTTGTTTCTCGGCTCATACCTCCAGGGTGCCAACAGGGATTGAGCCTTATCGCAAACTAATAAGAGCTTTGATTAAAAAATTCGGGGAATCCCAGGCTAAACTTGTTGATCGTGTGGTGTTAGAAAATTGGGATGTGTCTGGATGCCAGGACAAAATGACATTGCTGACAAGCGCATTAGATTTTATTGTTGATTCAAGAATGGGAGGGAGCCGGAACCCCCTCAGACATAGGAAAAGATACACTAAAGACTAAAGAAAATACTGAGAGTTCCTATCACTAGAATTGCTCCAGCGATAGCAACTAGATTCTCACTCGAATCTCTCATTAAGATACCTCTCAAGATAATATTCCTGGGCTAGAGCATAGTCAGAAAATTCAACTTCGTAACCCTGGAAAGTTACATACAATTCAACGTCGTATTTGATCTCTGTTTTTGGTACGCCCCAGAACTCAGTTGTTTCTCTGTCGGGTTGAACTGTACATCCAGACCAATCGAGATCCTCCTCCTTGACGTTGATTAATATAGCAAGTTCAGCCATCACTTATCCTCCTTCCATTCATTTTATTTTGTATACCGGAGGTACAACAGGTTTATCCCACTCCTCTCGTGGAATATCCCACTCCTCCTGTGGAATATCCTTCCATTTTTCCAAGTGCGGTGACGCTTCTCTTTTATCATTTATCAATTCCAAAACGTCTTCATCCACATCAGGCTTATTCCAACGAGAATCAAAAGGATTCAAAATCCCGACAGGAACAGTTGCATACGTCCATCCCATATCTTCCACCTGATCTTGAAAAATCCACTCTTCATCCTCTATGTGCGTGAGTGTATAAAAATGACAATCACTACAAAAACTTGTTTCGTCTTCAGAATCTACAGTTACTCTACACAAGCGACATGTTAAATCATTAGCTGTCATCACTTATCTCCTATATTTGAATCATAATGCCTATGCTGAAATTTATCTGGATCTCCATAGCACCCCTCTAGCAATTCATCCAGGTAACCTAACTCCCATTGTGTTCGCGTATGCCATTTGTGTTTGAAGATTCCGCAATCCCGCATAGCTGTACAAGATTTATAAAATGAATCATAAAAAGGTTGCCAGCTTGTAAGGTCATATCTTTTGATTTCAAAATCCAGGGTGAGTGCCAGATTTAACTCAAGTTGATTTCTTAGAAAGTCTTTTACTATATCGTAATGTTCATGTTCTATCTGAATCACATCACTTTTTTCGCTCATGGCTCCCGCATGGCAGTCGCCGGAAACAGCATAGATAATTATTTTCATTGTGTTTTCTCCGTGATATCTAACATGTTGAAAGGTAACGTTTCAAAATCAAAATAATCTCGCTCATCTTCATCAAAAAAATTATTAATGAAATGTTCTGTCATTTCTAGGCTCGTAAATAAACCCCAGGAGGTTGTACCTGTGCCAGTTTTGAGTCTGCTGATGACAATGAATTGACGGCACTCGTAATCACTCATTGTCTTGATCTCCTCTTTTTAGATTTGAGACTTAATCGAGCCATTTTAAAACCCATCTCCAAGTGATCAGGGTTGAACTGCTGTCCTGTCTCACGGCACATAACACGGAATACCTCAGACAATTCAATTAATGATGTGTCAGGATATGCGTAGCAGTGTTTTGCAAAATCAATTATCAATCTGTTGTTCATGTTTCATCACTCCTATTTGTGACTGTGGTGGATTCCACATAGCTCCCAGTCAAGGGAGCTTTCATTAAGTATCCAACTTAAATCATCAGTGTGGACTAGCACTCCTCAGCATAGTTGATAACGATACGAATACTGCCTTTTGATTCCTTGATGTGAGCCTCCCTTGTCGGGCATTCTCTCAGCCATTCTAAAACCTGATGTTTCGTAGGTTTAGCCCAGACCAACCTGTCTCTAGGCTCACTTTTAAAATGCTTAAAAAGATCATCTGTGGTTGTGGCTAAGCCAATTACACAGAGTCCAGAGATACTCATACCACTTACGACAAACATATAGTGGCCCATTATTCCTTCTGGATGATCGCCAGAGATAAGCTCAGACAAACCAATCATGAAAAGAGATAGACCCAGTAATGTGCCTAGCGCATAAACCAATCCGATAAATACATATTTCATTTTCAAACCTCCTTTATTAGCTGTGCTAAATCATCCAGAGTGTGTTCACGTGACCACGTTTTGTTTCGTTGCTTTTCCAGTTTGTTGATCCTTAGAGTTTTATCAATGGACTCAAGAAACATTTGACAAAAAGTATCATCGAAATATTTACGTTGATGGGTAATAGAATCAAACTCATCCCAACAATCTCCCGCCAGATACATAAATAACTTCATGAATTTTTCGGGTTGGGCTTTCTTTATAGGATGCCCTGATATGGAAGGTTTCACTCCCTCCAGATCCTCCACGTTCTTTATCTCAGGGTAGTCTTTTCTATTGTTAGTGTAGATTTCCCACAAAATCATCGCGGCATACGTCACAATAGTTTTCTGATCTAAAACTCCAGTATTGCCAAATTTCTTAGCCATTAGCTCACCTCCTCTAGTGAATTACTAATTTTATCTGATTCAGATTTCAACAGTTTTTTAAGCTCTTTAATTGCTGTGATGTGGTCTTTATGGGATTCACTAACAGCTATAAAATCTTCTACTTTGGCGAATCCAATCTCTTTCCAGTCAGAACCAATCACTCTTTCTGACACATAGATAATTGCCGTCCATCCACAGAATGTTTCACTAATGTTATAGCGGTATTCCGTATCGCCGTGAAGCTCGTGACTTTCGGTAATCTCTGCTCGTTCATTTCCACGTATGAAAGATTCAGCAGTTAACCTTTTACCTCCCTCGATAGCGTTAGCAAATAAAATGGCCGCACCTGATAGGTACCCGTCGCAATGATGGTATATAGTCACATCAGATAGATCCCCTTTAAACTGATAAGTTGCTCTTGTTGACATTTCAAACACTCCTATTGGTTATAGATTTCATTCAGGTAAAAAGAGAAAGTAGAATTAGCTTTGTATTTGACCGGAAATTTTCCAGAATCCCAACTGTCAAAAGCAAAGCTTTCCTGATGTGCAATTTCAACATCAAAGACAATGCTGTCATCTGTCAGACTTACTTCTATTAATGTTGCTCTAGCTAAATCGTAGTCACATAATCTGTTGCAGAATGTCACTGTGTTATCAATCTGATTAAGATTTGATCTAGCCTCCTTAGTGGTAGAAAAATCAAAATCTTCTGTAAAATATTCTCTGTAATGATCACTCGAATCATGAGTAATCATTAAATGATTTTGTTCAGAAATTCTCTGAAAACTTTTTAGTGTAGCTAACAGTTCTTTAAGATTTGTAAAACAGTTAGATACGATTGGCTTCCTATTAACTTTTCCTAATGACATTTCAAACACTCCTAATATTTGTGGGTGGATTCCCATGAGGCCCTATTAGGGCCTTTCGGCAAGTGTCCAACTTGCTCTCATCAGATGGGCTTAAATGTTTTTGTCCTCCTCCGCTAGCCAATCGGGACAAAAATCCCAGTCAAAAGTGCCACAACCATCTCTAATTTCTTCTCGTGCATTGTTCCAATCTCTCTCACATTTACGAGCCATACCAGATACAAATACTCGACAAAAGGAAGTGCCATCCGTTGCCCGTAATTTGTCTAGGTTGGGGAATCTCTCCGGTGCTTCTAGGAATGCTTCCCATAGACACATTGCTGTTATTAACTCTAGTTCATTATTCATCTCTATCACTCCTTATATGATTTCGTTTTTAGTTAAAGACCATTTTTCTATGAGAGGTTGTCCGTTCTCCCACTCATCAATGACTATGTAAGCAACAGTTTTTTTGATGTTTGCCATACGCCACCCACAAGCCCCATTGGTGCCAATCCATATCCTGTGAGGATAATCTTCGACAGGTAGCCAACTATCCTCTGGATCATTTAGAGAGTAATAGAACTCGTTGCCAAATTCTTTTTCTCTAATTAGTCCAATTGGGTTTTTGAACTCTGGATGCTCTGTTAATATAACGTAATTCATCTCTATCACTCCTTTAGATTAAGTTTTTGTATTATTTGCGAGTCCAATAGCTGTTGACTGGTCTATATCGACAGTCCCACGTATCAATTACAGTCCCGCCGTCAACCGCCGTAAGGTGACCGCTGTTGCGTACAACAGCCGTTCCTTTGAAGTCCCAATTCCGCAATTTAATGTACTTGCCTTGTGCGTTTCGTGGTGGCTTGTTCTTTATCCACCCATGATCATCTAGGTATTTCATCCATACCTTGTCATGGTTCGGATACGCTCCCATCTCAAGACCAAGTGCCATCAAGTCCTCAAAGACTTCTTTATAGTTCTTACGCATCGCAATTGAAATTGAGCGAACAACGCAATCGTCCTTGAACGTTTTGCAAAGTCTACCGCCGTCAGTTTCATAAAAATCCATCATTTCTATCACTCCTAAGTTATGGCCGCTCACGCGGCCTCCTCTATGATTTGTGGTTGCATATCAAACAAGAATGTAACTGCTTGTGTTGATTCTCTCGCGGCATCAATCACGCCCCGCTTGTCGTTGCCTAAATGCTGTATCCAGTTATTAATATATATTGCGTGGTCTTCTCGTGGCTCCATGCTAACTCCCAGAATGTGCGAGAGTTGCGCGGATCCCATCTCTGCAATTAACTCCTCGTAAGCATACAAAGGATCGCCCCATCTATTAGACTTGAGTCTATCGAGTCTGGATTTATGCCCAGTCCAGTGTGTTAGCTCATGGAGTAAAACGGCGTAGTAAGCTTCAGGACTATCAAATAGTTCCTTATCAGGCATTCCAATATAATCTTTTTGCGGGTTAAAGAAGGCACCCTTTTGACCGTGTTTGATAATCGCGTTGGTGTTCTTTATGAATTGCTCTACTCGTTCGATTTTTTCGAAAATTGTTTCTGGTTCTTTTTCTTGTACTGGGTTGAGTTCGGCGTAAGTTTTTGCATTGTCTTTGATGACGCTAACAAATGGCTTTTTTAACTTGGTGATTTCTTTTCCGTTCTCTTTAACTGTTACAGTTTCGAATACGGCCTCTTTCACCATCTCGGCATTAAATACAGTTAAATTAGTATTGCGGAAATAATCGGGCTTCTCTTTTTGATCTCCGGTTTTTCCGTTCTCGTCGGGATCTTTGTTATAGCATGGGAACGTACAAAATATTTTAGCGTCATGAGATTTACCTACAACCTGAAAACCCATCTCTGCCCATCCGTTGTAGGTGTTCCAATATGGGCTTTTAAATTCTTGTTCTTGGGCTACACTGTTTAGAATTAATTGATTTAGAAATGATCCGTACACTCTTCCGGTCTTCGCATTGCGTGGAACGATTGCTGTACCATCGCGCCAACTCTTAGACCAATCCGCACCTTGAGACTGCATCATATCTATCACTTTATCTGTCACCCATTGGCAAGCCTTTTCATTTGAACTGTGCTTGCTAGCAGATTTCTTTTTATAAGTTTTCTTAGCCATGTTTACTCACTCCGTTGTTAGTTGATGTTACACGTTGTTATGCGTTGAGACAATGAAAACATTATTATAAATACTGTGTCAATAGGTGCAAACAAGAAAAAACAATAAAATGTGTAAAATTACCAAAATAGCGTTATTGGTGTATTGATATATGAGAAAGTGCGCTTTAGGTTTTCTAGTATGGATAAAAAGAAACTGACACCAAAACAAGCGGCATTTGCTAGGGAAGTGGCGCGAGGTGAATCTTTAAGTAATGCCTATAGAAGTACTCACAATGTAAAAGAGTCAACAACTGCTAAAAGCATTAATACACTTGCTTCTAGACTGGCGAGCAAAGTTGAGATTAGGTTGAGAGTCGAAGAGCTACAAGCCAAAAGAGAACGTGCGGTGATCAATTCTGCTGTATCTGATAGAGATCAGGTTTTAAAACATTTGCGCTTATGGATCACTGGTGAGCAGGACGCAACAGCCGCACAATTAAGATCAGCCGATTTACTAGGTAGAACTGTCACCGGATTATTTAGCGATAAAGTTGAGATTGTTTCAGAAACAAGAGATTCACAAGAGATTGCCGATGACATACGCAAACGTCTGCAAATATTAACTGGCTCAAATGATAGTGACGACAAAAAAGAACTCCACTAATTGACGCAGTAAAAAGATCACGCGAAAAACTTTTTTTTCTGCATATGCCAGGATCAATTACCAGGATACCCGTACCCCCCTAGACAAGCAGACGTACCTCGAAATATATATATAGTAATTCACTCAAACAATTTGCAAAATCTCATATTTTCTGATGACACTCATTTGCACTGATTACCCTTTTTTTACAAGAAAACGCCCAGGAGTCCCAGCCCCAAAAAAATTTTCTGCAAAAAATTAAAGATAGGTGCCACCCCAGCCAGCGAAAACATAATATTTTTTGTAAAAAAGGTGTTGATATTTGTCAATACCCTCTATATGCTAAACTCCTGCGGTAAGTTCTTACAGGTAATTACCTGATCAGTTAATTACATAAGTCTGGAATTTACTGACTGTGTAATTACTTAAATTTTTTTTTGATAAAAAATTTTAAATTTCCTGGGTTTCTATTATTTGCAATAACAGTGTTAGGATCAAATCAGTTAATTACCTGATCTGATCTGATCAGGAATAGAACTATGTCTATAGTACCTGAAGAAGTTTCAGAGAATATTGATCTTTTGCCAGCAGAAGAGCAACGCCAGGTTTTAAAATTACTTGAAGCATATGAAGGTGCTTTAAAAAGGGAAGAGGCTCAATCTTCTTATCTTGGCTTTGTCAAACACATGTGGCCTGCATTCATTCAGGGACGGCACCACAAAGTCATGGCTGAGGCTTTTGAAAGAATTTCCAGGGGTGAATTGAAGCGGCTTATTATTAATATGCCTCCCAGACACACCAAGTCTGAGTTTGCTTCTTATTTGTTACCTGCATGGTTTCTGGGTCAGTACCCAGATAAAAAGATTATACAGACGGCACACACCGCTGAGTTGTCAGTTGGGTTCGGCAGGAAAGTTCGGAACCTGGTTGATAGTGAAGATTTCAAAAATGTTTTCCCAAAGCTGGCTCTGAGGGCTGATTCCAAAGCCGCTGGCAGATGGAGTACCAACGCAGGAGGAGAATACTTCGCTATTGGCGTTGGGGGTGCAGTGACGGGTAAAGGCGCGGATCTCCTGATAATTGACGATCCCCATAGTGAGCAGGAAGGACAAAGCGCAGATCCGTCAGTGTTCGATAGAACCTATGACTGGTACACATCCGGCCCTCGCCAGCGACTCCAGCCAGGAGGAGCCATCGTTATTGTGATGACCCGCTGGCACATGAGAGATTTAACAGGAAAAATTATAAAGGCTTCCGCTCAGAGACAAGGTTCTGATGAGTGGGAAGTGATAGAGTTTCCGGCAATCATGCCATCAGGTAACGCCCTGTGGCCTGAGTTCTGGAGTATCGAGGAGTTGAACTCCTTGCAAAGTGAACTACCCGCTCCTAAATGGAACGCACAGTACCAGCAAAACCCAACCGCCGAAGAAGGCGCACTAGTAAAACGCGAATGGTGGAAGCGATGGGAACAAGATCGTCCTCCCCAATGCGAGTTTGTAATACAATCATGGGACACGGCATTCCTCAAAACCCAACGGGCAGATTACTCTGCTTGCACAACATGGGGTGTATTTTACACTCCGAATGACGAGGGTGTGACGGTACCCAACATTATCCTTCTCGATGCCTATAAAGCCAGGATGGAGTTCCCTGAACTCAAGAAGACGGCTTTTGAGATGTGGCAGGAGATGCAACCAGATGCTTTCATTGTTGAAGGCAAGGCGGCAGGTATGCCGTTGATATTTGAGTTACGGGCAATGGGGATTCCGGTATCGGAATATACCCCGTCCCGTGGCAACGATAAAATAGCAAGGGTTAATGCCGTTGCTGATTTATTCGCATCCGGTACCGTATGGTGTCCAGAAACTCGATTTGCTGAGGAGGTGATAGAAGAGTTTGCTTCTTTCCCAGCAGGTGAGCATGATGACCTGGTAGACTCATCTACCCAGGCTCTTCTAAGGTTTAGACAGGGAGGATTCCTGAAACTACATACTGATGAAGAGGACGAGCCTATCTATAGAAAGTCGGTGAGCTATTATTGATGGACTATTCTTTAGTTAATACATGGTTTATTGAAAATGCTTTACGCCCTGTATTTAGAAGGAAGTGTCTTTTAGGAAAGAAAACATTTTATCCAAAGAAATGGTTTAGACCAACCAAAGAGCTTGAGGATTCCTATAATGAAATCCTTGAAGAGCTGAACAAGATGATGAAGCGGGTTGATGATTTCCCTGTTTTTCAACATATCAGCCCTGACCAGCTTTATATATCAGATGATGATAAATGGAAAATGTTTTTTCTCAAGGCAGGCAATATAAAGTTTAAAAAGAATTGTGAACAGTTCCCTGTCACGATGAGCATATTAGATAAATACCCTGAAATCGTTTCGGCGTATTTCTCAGTGCTAGGGGCAAACAAAGCATTGATGCCGCACTGTGGGCCTTGGTCTGGTGTTCTCAGGATGCACATGGGAATGCACATTCCTCAAGAAGGCAAGGGATGTCTTCTGGTATGTAACAAGGAAGAGTATTACTGGAGTGAAGGCAAGGTGGTGGTATTTGATGATACCTATGAACACTTTGCAGTTAACTATACAGAAAAGAATCGAGTGATATTATTCTTGGACATTATGCGTCCATTGCCTTGGTTCTGGGACAGATTGAACAGATTTATTGTTTGGTGTGCTAGGTTTCTTCCTTACTTTAGGATTCCTCTGAAACGCCACAAGGAGTGGGAAAAGGTGTTCTACGATGGCGGTGATGGACGTTAAAGACGTAGCGGCAGAACTGAGCGCACACGAAAGAGAATGTGCTTTACGGTATGAGCATATTCAGGAAAGGCTTGAGGCTGGTGAAAAAAGATTCGCCAGGCTGGAAGCCATGATATGGGGTCTATACGTTATATTAATTGGTTCCTCCATAATACCGCAACTTATTAACTAAGGAGGCTTCATGCCTTTTTTGCAGAGCAACATCCCGCACTTCAAGTGCTGGGTGCGTAGGGAATATACCCACAATCATAACAAGTATCATGGAGAGTTTATCCATGCAATGGCAATAGCCGTTACTACAATACCCTGTCGATGTCTGAGCTTTCAGGTAATCTTTACTGGAGCAGAGACTTACGACAACGATGAACCCAATGTTCATGGCGGGGCTATGTGGGCAAGAATGCCAATTACAGCACTGGTAGGTGATACCCCTTTTGAGGAGTGGCCCGAACCAATGCCTGTATGGGCGGCACAACCCTGGGACTGTTCATCTAGGACACATGCAGTATATGTTCTCGATAGATGCACACCATGTCCCTGGTTGGCAAAGATTGATGGCGAGTTTTATCCCGCCAAGTATTATTTTACCGTGGATTACACCGATTCCGAGATTGGTGATGATCCTGCACAACACAAACAATCCCATGTTCTGGAACTGCTTGATGCAGGCGAATGGACAGGGAACATTATTGCGTTACCGAATAATCGTGTCAGGGTGACTCATCCAGCTTGGTTTGAGTCTGGAGATGGCGCACCTGACTTTAGACCGTCCCAGCATGTCCATTATAGTAAGTCTGATCTGGATTACACGCTGGATGTGAACAGAGTATTTGATAATTTATATTCAGGGGTTAAAGATGAAAAAGAAATCTAAAGGCTATGCCAGAGGCGGAAAGACAATGAAGCCAAAAGGTATGAATGCTGGCGGTAAAATGCCTATGGTTGAGAAAGACGGCAAGATGGTTCCAGCGTTTGCCGCTGATGGCAAAGGCAAGATGATGGGTGGCGGAATGGTGATGATGTCTCCAGAAGAGAAACGCATGATGCGTATGGGGGGAATGCCAAGGATGTCCACCAAAATGATGGCAGGCGGTGGCTTAACAGGTGCCTTAAAAGCTGATATGAAGAAGGCGAATAAGGGCGGCATGATGAAGTCTAAGATGGGTACAAAGGGCGGAGTCAAAGGCGGAAGAGGAAAAGGTTGAGATATGAAAAAAGTTAAACAAGAGAAGGTATCGGCAGGCACTCCCTACACTCCAGAGAAAAGTGAAACGTTAGGAAACTTTGTATCCTCTGGTGCGCCAATTATTAAACCTACAGTTGCAAGAGGTTCAGGTGCCGCAAGACCCCAAATGTTTAGAAAAAACGGCTAAGGCAAAAAACATTAAAGCTCTTATAAAGCGTGGTGCGGCTGTGTTAAAAAAAGCCATGACAATCAGAGACAACGCTGTGGTTTATATTTCTCCAGAAGATGGAAAAAAGAAAATGCGTAAACGCAAAATTTCTTTAGAAGCCGCATTTCAGAAAGAAAAAAAATCCACAGGTAAAAGGAAAAGATAATGGCGATAGATAAAGCACAAAATCCTTTTCTGCCTGAGCTTGTGGGACAAGCCGAAGAAGAAAGCATAGATATAGAGATTGTTAATCCTGAAGCTGTATCTATTGAAACAGAAGACGGCGGTGTATTAATAGACTTTGATCCAGATAATCCCTTGACTGGAGGAATGAGTCACGAATCTAACTTAGCCTTGTTCATGGAAGAGCGTGACCTGTATGAGCTATCATCAGATTTGTTAGGTGCTTACGCGGCAGACAAGGATAGCAGGGCAGATTGGGAAGACTCTTACATGAAGGGTCTTGATCTTTTAGGACTAAAGTTTGAGGATAGGTCTGTACCTTGGGATGGTGCTTGTGGTGTTTTTCACCCGATGTTATCAGAGGCCGTTGTCAGATTTCAGGCACAAACCATACAGGAAATATATCCAGCTTCCGGCCCCGTAAAGACTCGTATAGTTGGAAAGTTGTCTGATGAAAAGACAAGCCAGGCACATCGAGTACAGAATTACCTAAACTATCTCATTACAGAAAGAATGACGGAGTATAGAACAGAGACAGAAAAACTTTTGTTCTCTTTGCCAATAGCAGGCTCCGCCTTTAGAAAAGTTTACTACGATCCAAATATGGCAAGACCATGTGCTATGTTTGTTCCAGCAGAAGATTTTGTGGTTAGCTACGGCGCATCTGATCTAACAACATGCGAAAGAGCAACGCATGTTATGAAAAAAACTTCCAATGAAATCAGGAAGTTACAGGTATCTGGTTTTTATTTGGATGTTGACCTAACTGCTCCAACGCCAGATATAAGCAACATACAGGAAAAGTATAACAGGCTAACGGGTGACTCAGATAACTACGAGTATGATAATCGTCATACGTTACTTGAGATGCACGTTGATGTTGATCTTAAAGGATTTGAAGATACAGAAAGAGGAGAGCCTACAGGGATAGGACTTCCTTATGTTATCACTATAGATAAGTCATCGAGTCAGGTATTAGCAATTAGACGCAACTGGCACGAAGATGATCCGAAGCGATTGCCTAGACAGCATTTTGTTCATTACCAATATTTGCCTGGATTTGGATTTTATGGTTTTGGATTAGTCCACATGATTGGTGGATTATCTAAGTCTGCTACATCGTTATTAAGACAACTGGTTGATGCAGGCACGTTAGCTAATTTACCAGGTGGACTCAAGGCAAGAGGTCTTAGGATCAAGGGAGATGATACTCCTATAATGCCAGGCGAGTTCAGGGATGTGGATGTGCCTGGTGGAACAATCAGGGATAACATTACGTTTCTTCCCTACAAAGAACCAAGCAATGTGCTTTATTCTTTATTAGCAGACATAGTGACAGAGGGAAGAAGATTTGCTTCAGCCGCAGATGTGAAAGCCTCAGACATCAATGGCGAGGCACCTGTTGGCACTACGCTGGCAATACTGGAAAGAGAAATGAAGGTGATGAGCGCAGTGCAAGCGCGGGTTCATGCTTCAGTAGGCAAAGAGTTAAAAATACTTTCTAACATAGTAAGAGATAACGGGCCAGAGTCTTATCCTTATGAGCTTTCTGATGACCCTCTGGTGTCTGAAGATTTCGATGATAGAGTAGATATTATTCCGGTTTCTGATCCTAATGCAGGCACGATGGCACAAAGAATAATGCAGTACCAGGCGGCATTGCAGTTAGCGACCACGGCACCTCAGATGTATGATATGCCGTTGCTTCATAGGCAGATGCTTGAGGTGCTTGGCATTCAGGATGCAGACAAGATTGTTCCTTTAGAGGACGACATGAAGCCTGTTGATCCTATTTCTGAAAATATGAACATTATTATGGGTGAGCCTGTGAAGGCATTTATTTATCAGGATCATGAGGCACATATCCAGATACACATGTCGGCAACAGAAAATCCACAAATACTTGAATTGATGCAAAAGGCTCCAAACGCCAAAGCGGTAGAAGCGGAGTTGTCAGCTCACATCCAAGAACATTTGGCATTTGCCTATAGGCAGAAGATAGAGGAGGAGCTTGGTGTAGCGTTGCCTCCGCCAAATGAAGCATTGCCAGAAGACATTGAATTACGCATATCAAGATTGGTTGCTCCAGCCGCCGCACAGGTTACAGGAAAAGCGCAACAAATGGTTCAGGCAGAAGAGAATGCGAAGCGTATGCAAGATCCTGTGGTGCAGATGCAACAGCGTGAGCTTGCTATAGAAGAAGGCAAGGCAATGGCTAAAGCTCAGGCAGACATGGCTAGAATACAGCTTGACCTTCAAAAAGCTCAAGAGAAAGCAACGCTTGATAGAGAAAAGATAGACAGTCAAGAAAGAATAGAATCTGCCAAGATCGGGGCTAAGGTTGCCTCAGATGCGATTCGGCAAGAAGAGATTGATTCCAGGGAAGCCATAGAGGGGGCTAAGATGGGAATGGATTTAGTAAAAGATTTGATAGAAGATGAGTGATCGTCTTTCTGTAAATGCACTAGAGACTCTAAGAGAAGAAATCCGCAAGCAAATGAATGATATGTCGGATCATATTTCTGGTGGGGGCTGTAGTGATTTCGGTGAATATCAACATTGCACAGGCATTATTAAAGGCTTGGCAGTGGCAGAACGAGAGCTTCTTGATTTAAATGCAAGAATCGAAGAAGTATAGTTTCTCCGCATAGGGCGGTGCAAGGTGGCTCTGGACACCATTTTCCAGTGCAAGAGTAGGTAACATGGAAGCAGTAAAAGATATTGATGAGATGGAGCCTGAAAAGGCTCACCAACTACCAAAACCTCAAGGTTATAAGATTCTTATAGCTTTACCTGAACCAGATGAAAAAACGGAAGGCGGAATAATAAAGGCAAAACAAACGATATACTTGGAGGAGATCGGGTCTATTGTTGGCTTTGTCATGGCTTTAGGGCCGGACGCTTATGCAGATAAAAAACGATTCCCAAGTGGGGCGTACTGTAAAGAAGGCGATTTTATTATCATGCGTTCTTATTCTGGAACGAGAATTAAAATTCATGGTAAAGAGTTTAGGTTAATCAATGATGACAGCGTTGAGGCTGTGGTCGATGATCCTAGAGGAGTATATAAAGCATGAGTGAAGAGCAGGCAGTTGAGCAGACGGAAGCAAGAACTTCTTTTGAGGATAAATTTCTGGGAGTTCGGCACAAAATAAATACGAAGCAGGATGAGGTCGTAGAAGAGCCTAATCCTGAATTTGACCTTGAGGTGGTGGATGACAGACCACCAGAGGATCGCAGACCTCCCAAGAAAGAAGAGGCATCTTCCCAAGAAGATGAAGAAGAGCTTGAAGGGTACAGCGAGAAAGTAAAGAAGCGCATTAATAAGCTAAAGTACGAGCAACACGAAGAGCGTAGACAGCGTGAAGCGGCTGAGAAAATGCGTGAAGAAGCAGTTCGGGTGGCACAACAATATGCCAACCAAAACCAACAGTATCAGCACATTATCCAGAATGGGGAGGCTATGTTAGTCACCCAGATCAAAGATCGTGCGGCTTTAGCTGTTGAGCAGGCAAAGGCTCAGTATAAAGAAGCCTATGAGTCGGGGGAGACTGATAAGGTAGTGGAAGCTCAAGATGCGTTGTTAAACGCTAATTCTGAGCTTAGGGAAGCCAATAATTACGAAACTCAGTTTAACCAAAGAAAGCAACAATACGACCAGTATGTGCAGTCTATGGGGCAACAGCCTCAGCAACCAGCACAGCAACCAATGCAAGAGCCTCAGCAAATGGCTCCTAAGCCGACTGAGAAAGCAACGCAGTGGGCGAAAAACAATCCCTGGTTTGGGGATGAAGAGCATAAAGACATGACTGCCTTAGCTTACGGAGTTCATGAAAAACTGGTTAAGAATCATGGGTTTGACCCAGATTCTGAAGAATATTTTCAAGAAATAGATCGCACTATGCGGTCTAAATTTCCTGAATATTTTGGGGAGGAAGATGGTCAACAAGTGCAGACCCCTTCACCTTCCCGAAGAAGTTCGACGGTAGTAGCACCAGCGTCAAGAAACAATGGTGCAAAGCCGCGCAAAGTGAAGTTAACGCAGACCCAGGTGAATCTCGCTAAACGCCTTGGGTTAACCAATGAACAATATGCCAAACAACTCATACAAGAGGAACTAAGATAATGGCTGAACAGCGCACCCCAAGGTCTGAGGATGACCGTAAAGTAGAAGAGAGAAGCAGTGATTCATGGGTTCCACCATCCGTTCTCCCAACCCCTGCCCCGCAGGATGGGTGGGTTTTCAGATGGGTTAGAACCAGCACACTGGGAAATTCAGACAACACCAATGTTTCACAGAAGTTTCGTGAAGGTTGGCAACCTGTAAGGTCAGAAGATCATCCTGAGCTTCAGGTAATGTCTGATATTGAATCTCGTTTTGAAGGAAACATTGAAATAGGTGGTTTATTGCTTTGCAAAGCTCCAGAAGAAAAAATGGCGCAAAGGCAAAAGCATTATCAAGATGTTGCCTCACAGCAGATGCAGTCTGTTGACAACAGCTTTATGAAAGAAAATGATCCGCGTATGCCTCTCCTCAAACCTGATCGAACTACGCGCACCACTTTTGGTCGAGGATAAATCCTCTTTTTAATAATTTCACATCTTTAGGAGATGAGTTATGGCAACTTCAGCCGCCCCTACTGGGGCTGAACCTGTAGGCACGTTAAGTGCTAGCGGTTCTTTTACTGGCAAAGTTCGCCACATTAAAATTGCAAGTGGTTATAGCACGGCAATTTTTTATGGCGATTTTGTAAAATTAGTTAGCTCTGGAACTGTGGAGAAAGACACAGGAACAACTTCTTTGACACCTGTTGGTGTCTTTATGGGTTGTTCTTACACAGATCCTAGTACCAGCCAGCTAACATTTAACCAGACCTTTCCCGCAAGCACAGCGGCTTCTGACATCATGGCGTATGTTCTTGATGATCCGAATGTTCTGATGCGTATGCAAGGAGATGCTACTTTGGCTCAGACTACACTTGGAAACAATGTAGCTGTAGTTCAAACGGCTGGTTCAACCTCAATTGGTCGCAGTAAGAATGCAGTTGATTCTAGCACTGTGGCTACAACTAACACACTGCCGTTAAGGATCATTGACTTTGTTGATGGCCCTACTAGCACAGTGGGTGATGCGTTTACAGATGTCATCGTTAAGTTTAACGTAGGACATATATACGTTAACACCACTGGCATATAAGGAGACTGACTAATGGCTATTTCAAGAGCGCAGATGCTCAAAGAGCTGTTGCCAGGTCTTAATGCCCTGTTCGGCTTAGAGTATGAGAAGTATGAAGATGAGCATACGATGATTTATGAAAGTGAATCATCAGATCGTTCATTTGAAGAGGAAGTAAAACTTTCGGGTTTTGCGGCGGCACCTGTTAAAGCTGAGGGAGCGGCAATTAGCTACGACTCAGCGCAGGAGTCTTTTACTGCTAGATACAACCACGAAACCATTGCAATGGGATTTTCGATCACTGAAGAAGCTATGGAGGATAACCTCTATGATTCTTTATCTGCTCGTTACACCAAGGCATTGGCTCGTGGTATGGCGTATACCAAGCAAGTAAAAGCGGCTTTTCCTCTAAACAACGGTTTCACCAACTCATTCCAGTCTGGTGACGGGGTTAACCTGTTTACTGCATCTGGCGATGGTGTAACTGGTGGTGATGGACACCCGCTTGTAAGCGGCGGCAAGAACAGCAACCGTCCTGCGACAGCGGCTGATCTTAACGAAACTTCATTAGAAGATGCAGTGATTAACATTGCGGCGTTTACTGATGAGCGTGGACTTTTGATTGCGGCTCGTCCTAGACGATTAGTTGTTCCGCCTGCGTTGCAATTCGTTGCAACTCGTCTGCTAGATTCGGATTTGCGTACTGCAACAGCAGATAACGACATCAACGCAATCCGTAATAACGGAGCGATACCAGAAGGCTATTCAGTCAATCATTACTTGACTGACACAAACGCTTTCTTTGTTATCACTGACGTTCCAAATGGAATGAAGCACTTTGAGCGTACTTCGCTTGAAACTTCTATGGACGGCGACTTTGACACAGGTAATGTTCGTTATAAAGCTAGAGAGCGGTATAGTTTTGGTGTATCTGACCCTCTGGGAATCTATGGTTCTCCAGGTACATCGTAACCCTGCGGGGGGCTTTGTCCCCCCATTTTTTTGTTCCATGTGGAACATTTTAATTTCCCTGACTGCGTAAGCAGACACTAGCCAAGACAGGAGAATATAATGGCTAATACAACTTTTAATGGCCCAGTCCGTTCAGAGAATGGATTTACGGTTATATCCAAAAACAGTACAACAGGTACTGTTACAACTGAGTTCACCCTTGACGGAAACGGCTTGCAGGTCACTCCAGTTGCCTTAGCAGATACAACAGCTATTTCGCTAACAGCAACGGCTCATGGAGGAAGAACCTCTGTAGTTCCTGCTCTTTCAGCTAATTGCACTTTGACTTTGCCTAGTCCCTCTGCTGGTGTTTTCTTTAAGCTGGTTTACGGTGGTGCGGCAGAAGAGGCAGAAAATCTGATTATTGATACAGGATCAGACACAAACTTCTATCTTGGCGGCATCGTTCATCTTGACTCAAACGCAGATAATGTTTCTGTATATGCAGATGGAAACTCAAACTCAATCCTGACGTTAACGGATTTTGGTTTGTTTGAGATTAATGTACTGGCAAAAGATTCAACCAATTGGTATATCTGGGGCTATCAAGAAGGTGCGGATGTTCCTGCCTTCACTGACCAGTCATAATGACACGGGGGCGAAAGCCCCCCTTTATTTTGGAGATATACAATGGCTGATGCAGTAACCTCTCAGACAATCCAAGATGGCGCACGAAACCTGATTATGAAGTTCACTAATGTTAGTGACGGTTCAGGCGAGTCTGCTGTTGCAAAAGTAGATGTATCTGCTTTGTCTGCTGATCCAATGACAGGTGCTACATGTACCCGCGTTGCGATTAGCAAAATACAGTTTTCTACAGTCGGCATGAGCGTTAAAATAGAATTTGATGCTTCCACTAACGTGTTGGCGGCACACCTGCCAGCAGATTACGCTGACGAATTAGACTTTACCTCTTTTACTGGCATACCTAATAATGCTGGTTCTGGTGTCACTGGAGACATCGACTTCACAACAGTCGGTCATAGTAGTGGTGATGCCTACACAGTGGTTTTAACAATGGTGAAATCCTATGGCTAAAAAGCTGGAAATCTTTCAAAATGGGGTGCTACATGCAACTCAGCAACCTGTGTATCAGGTGGGTTTTAAAAACTCAGACGGTACTTACACTCCGGTAATATTTGATCTGTTGACCGAAGCTCAGGCAAAAGCCAAGCTGAAAGAAATGGAGAAAGAATACCAGGTGGTTAGAGCGAGGAATGAAAATGGTCATTACAGAGCTGATGACCCTGGTACACCTCAAGATGAATCAAGAACTGTCAAAAAGAAAAAAGCCCCAGCAAAGAAATCTCCAGCAAAGAAAGCCCCAACAAAGAAATCACCAGCAAAGAAAGCACCAGCAAAAAAGACAGCAACAAAGAAAGCTCCTGTTAAAAAGAAAGTTTCTGCAAAGAAAAGGAAATAGACTATGGGTATGGGTGGCGCATTACAGCAAGGTTATAATCCGCAAGGAATGTATGATGTGGTTTACAATCCTGAAACAGAAAGTTTTGAGAATATAGGATTTACACCTTCTGACAGACCTGCTATTCAATCCACCCCAGCAGGAGGCCCATCGAAAGGTGCGCCACAGCAAGGATACAATCCTTATGGAATGTATGGCAATCAAGGCGGATTTACTCCATCTGGTCAGCCTAGCGGTTTTGGTCGCTCTCCTTATTCTGTGCAAAATATAATACAAAGAGATAGAATGATGGGAGGTTATAACCCTTATTCTATGGGCATGGTTCCTAACTATACCACAACCAGCTATATGAATCCGTATAGCAGTCCTTATTCAAGGTCATACTTTCCTCAGACAACAGGTTCTTTTTTTAGAAGCAACGCCCCAGCGTATGGGCTTTATGGTCAGCCAGAAACATTTGGAATGCCAGGCCCAGGATACCCAGATCCTTTTAATGTCAACCCTTATAGTGTTTATAATGTAATGGGAGGCCCAGCAAAAGGTTCGCCACAGCAAGGATATGGCGGCATTGGCATGTACAACCCTTCTTTGAGACCGCCGCCACCACAAATGGGTGGAAAAGGCGGAGGACAGATACAACAAGGTTACAATCCGTATGCAATGTATGATCCAACATAAGAACCGCCCAGGCTTAAAGGAAAAATAAATGGCTACTAGCGGAACATTTAACTTTACCCTTGATCTTAGTGATATTATTGAAGAAGCGTATGAAAGGGCTGGTCTTGAACTGCGAAGCGGTTACGACTACAAAACCGCAAGAAGAAGCCTTGATTTGCTTATGTTGGAGTGGCAAAACCGTGGGCTTAACCTATGGACAGTAAAGAACGCATCTCAAACTCTTACCGCTGGCACATCGTCTTATGATTTAACAGCAGAAAAAATAGAAATTATAGAAGCATCTCTAAGAACGGATGCCGGAGATTCCAGCAATCAGTCAGATTTAACAATGGAAAGAATTTCTGTTGTTCAGTATTCTCATCTTACTAACAAGTTAACAGAAGGAAGACCATTACAATATTTTGTTGGCAGATCGCCAGATAACATAACAATTAACTTGTGGCCTGTTCCTGATTCTCAAGAAACATATGTATTTAATTATTACTATTTAGAAAGAATTGAAGATTCTGGAAAACCAGCGTCTAATAATATAGATGTGCCTGACCGATATCTTCCCTGTCTTGTTTCAGGTTTGGCGTATAATATTGCATTAAAACGACCCGAATCAGCACAATACGTTCCTGCTTTAAAAGAAATATATGAAGAGCAATGGAATTTGGTTTCGGATGCCTTTAGAGAAAAGGCGGCTCTTTATGTTACGCCTGGAGGATACAACATATTATGAGCGTTTTTGCAGAGGGGAAAAGGGCATTTGGGTTTTGCGATAGAACAGGTTTTCGATACCCTTTGAGAGACCTGGTGCCGCAAATAATTAATGGAAGAGATAGCGGTTTGCGTGTAGGCAGAGATGTGGTTGATGAAGATCAGCCACAGTACAAGTTGGGTCAAATTAGAGTTGGTGATGCACAGGCGTTAAGAAATCCTCGTCCAGATAAAAATTTTGCAGAGAGCAGAGCATTATCTGCATTCGACCCAGTAGGCGGAGGATTAACAGCATACGGAACAGAAACCCTGGGTCTTGATATCAAGGGGGAGGTGGGCAAAGTGACGGTGAGTACCAGCTAATGGCGTGGACATTTACAACTTTAAAGAATGCCTTGCAGGACTATCTGGAGACAACGGAAACCACATTTGTTAATAATCTCCCTACTATTATCCTGCAAGCAGAGGACAGAATACTTAAATCGGTTCAGTTGCCTGATTTTAGAAAAAACGCCACAGGTAATACATCTCAAGGAAACCAGTACCTTTCCATGCCATCTGATTTCTTGGCTCCGTATTCTTTGTCTGTGGATAACACTGGATATGAGTTTCTTATATTTAAAGATGTAAACTTTATACGACAAGCATATCCTGCTTCTTCGACGACTGGAACGCCAAAGTATTACGCAATATTTGATGAATCGAACTTTCTTTTAGCACCGACACCTAACTACCTGACTGGCACAACAAACTACACGGTAGAGCTTCACTACTTTTATAAGCCAGAATCAATCACCACGGCATCAAGTGGAACAAGCTGGCTAGGCACAAATGCAGAGTCAACCTTGTTCTATGGGTGCTTAGTAGAAGCATACACCTTCCTAAAAGGTGATGCAGACGTTATGCAGATGTATATAGGAAGGTATGAAGATGCGTTAGGCAAGCTAAAGAATCTGGGCGAAAATTACGACACGACAGACAGCTATCGTTCTGGGGCGGTTAGGAACAAAAGAGCGTGATTAGTTCGTTAAGCGAAGCAGAGATAGGTTCTGTTGGAGTTCATACTACACATCAAAGAGGTATATCCCCAGAGGAAGTGGCGTCTAGGTGTGCAGACAAGATTGTTTCTGTATCAGAAAGTGCTAATCCCCTGATAAGGGAGCAAGCTAATGCGTTTAAGCAGAACATACAGAAAGTAATTGAGTTTTATGTCAGGCAAGGAATTAACGGATACAAAACCGATTTATACAATGAAGCGTTAAAGGCTGGAGATGACGGCCTAGCAAATATAATCAGGAGGCTATAATGGCGTTTAGCGGAAATTTCATGTGTACCAGCTTCAAGAAAGAATTAATGGAAGCTGTGCATAACTTTAAAAACTCTGGTGGCAACACCTTTAATATTGCTCTGTATACCAATAGTGCCAGCTTTAATGCGGCTACCACTGCGTATACCACCAGTAATGAGGTAAGTGGCACAGGTTATACTGCAAAAGGTGCTTCTCTTACTAGAGTAGATCCCACGACAAGTAGCACTACGGCTTTTACAGATTTTGCTGACGTAACTTTTAGCTCATCATCTATTACGGCTAGAGGTGCTTTGATATTTAACGACAGTGCCAGTGGAGATCCAACTGTTTGCGTTTTGGATTTTGGTGCTGACAAGTCATCAACAAGTGGAGATTTTACAATCCAGTTCCCAACTGCTGACGCGAGTAACGCCATTATCAGGATTGCCTGATGGCAGATGCTTTAGCCACCTATATTGGCTGGAATAGTTCTGGTCAAAGTTGGAACGGTGGTTCTTGGAACGTAGACCAAGCTATTGCTGGTGCTACAGCCTCGATAGGTAGCGTTAGCTTTGAAGGCGATGTAGTTGTAAGTCTTACAGGGGTTGCTGGCACAGGTGGCGTAGGAAGCGTTACAGCAACTGGATCTGCGGTTACCGCTGTTACAGGAATTGCAGGAACAGGAGGAGTTGGCAGTGTCACCATAGAAGGTGATTCGTCTGTTTCAGTTACAGGCATTGCTGGAACTGGTGCTGTTGGTTCTGTCACGGTAGTTCCACAAACAATAGTTTCAGTTACAGGTATTTCGGCTACTGGAGAAGTAGGCACAAGTGTAGTCTGGGTGCAGATTAGTCCAAATGTAGGAACAAGCTGGTCAATAATTAGCCCATCGCAAAGTCCAAATTGGGAAGATGTTGCGTAAGAGGATATAAACATGTCAAGTACATACACAAATTTTTTAGGTATCGAGAAGATAGGATCTGGTGAACAGTCAGGTACCTGGGGTGATACCACAAACACTAACTGGGATCTAACGGATGAAGCGATTACTGGTATTGTCTCTGTTACATTATCTAGTGCTGGTTCTTCTGGCTCTCCCACTGCCCTCCCGATTACTGATGGCGCAAGCTCGAATGGAAGAAATAAATTTATCGAGTTCGTTGACGGAGGTGATCTTGGTGGAACGGCATACGTCCAGTTAACTCCAAATAATGCAGAGAAGATATGTTATCTGCGTAACAGTCTTTCTAGCAGTCGTTCAGTCATTATATTCCAAGGAAACTACAGTGCCTCAAATGATTTTGAGATTGCTAACGGCAAAGATGTTGTATTGAAGTTTAACGGTAATGGCACAGGTGCTACAGTTACGCAGGTATTTACAAACCTTTCTATTGATGCCCTGACATCAGGAGCCGCAACATTCAGCGGTGATGTAACTATTACAGGTACAACCCCCACCCTTACAATAGGTGACGCAGGGGCAGAAGACACAAGCCTAGTTTTTGACGGCAACGCCAAGGACTTCTATGTAGGTCTTGATGACTCAGCGGATAAGCTGGTAGTTGGTGTCGGATCTACCGTTGGAACCAACTCAATACTTACCATTGATGATGATGCCGTAACAGTGGGTGATGGAGCGGCAGTCGATACTAAAGTAGTTTTTGACGGGAACGCTCAAGATTACTATATAGGTCTTGATGATTCTGCTGATGATCTAGTCATTGGTCTTGGATCGACAGTTGGCACAACCCCTGCCATAGAAATTGATGAAAACCAAGACATCAAGTTTGCCCAGAGCATCGGGGTAGGACAGGCGGCATCTAGCACCACAGGCGATATAGTTGCCCAGACAATGGCATTGAAGGGTACAACACCTACCTTGACCATTGGCGATGCTGGTGCGGAAGATACCAAGATAGTTTTTGACGGGAATGCCAAGGATTTTTATATCGGCCTCGATGATTCCGCAGATAAACTGGTTATTGGAGAAGGCTCTACTGTAGGCACAAATAGTATCCTGACCATTACAGATGACTCTGTGACAATCGGTGATGCCGCCGCTGTAGACAGCAAGCTGGTTTTTGACGGGAACGCTCAAGATTTTTACGTAGCACTTGATGACTCAGCAGATGACCTGTTGATTGGTGTAGGTTCTACGGTAGGTACGACCCCTGCAATCCACATTGATGAGAATCAGGTAGTCAAGTTTGACGCAGGTATTCAAGAAGAAAGCACAGCGGTTAGCTCCAGCAGTAATGCCGCAACCATCAACTTGAATCTGGGAACAGTGTTTACTCACACGCTCAGTGAGAACGTAACCTATACGTTCAGCAACCCTGCGGTAAGTGGTTACGCCAGTACCTTTATTTTGAAGGTCACTCAGGACTCTTCAGCAAGAACCATAACATGGCCTGGATCAGTGGATTGGGCGGCAGGAACAGCCCCTACGATCAGCACAGGTAGTGGTGATGTAGATGTATTTGTGTTTCACACAGTTGATGGAGGCACAATATATTATGGCTTCACAGCAGGACAGGATCTAACGTAATGAGTTTTGGAGCTACAAAACTATTAGCCGCATCAGGTGGTAAAGCCTATGAGATAGATCAGTCGCTACTATTTGACTCAGGGGATACTGCTGACCTTACCAAGACTATGGGAGCAGGAGGAAACCGTAAAACTTATACTATTAGTATGTGGTTAAAAAGAACAAAGTTAGGGGTTAGACAAGCATTTATTTACGGTGGTAGTGATAATGAAAACTATACAACCTATGCAGATTTTAGTGCTAATGACGAACTTGATTTTGTATTCTATTCAACTGGAACTGGTGTCATTGGAAGGCTTAAAACAAATAGAGTATTTCGTGATATAGCTAGTTGGTATCATGTTGTCTTAGCTATGGATACAACGGAATCTACTGCTGGTGATCGTATGCGTATGTACATTAATGGCGCAGAACAAACAAGTTTTTCTGTAGACACAAATCCTTCCTTAAACTCAAGCACCCATTTTTTGAATGAGGGCTTTGCACATTATATTGGTAATGATGATGTTGATGGTTATTTTAACGGCTATATAGCAGAGGTAAATGTTATAGATGGTTCTCAGCTTACACCAAGTTCTTTTGGAAAAACCGATGCTGTAACAAACGCTTGGATTCCAAAAAAGTATGGTGGAGCTTATGGAACTCAGGGATTTTATTTAAAGTTTGTATCAGGAGCATTAGGGACAGATAGTTCTGGTGAAGGTAATAATTGGACAGCAAATAATTTAGCAAATGCAGATGTCCTGCTTGATACCCCCACTAATAATTTTTGTACCTTCAATTCTCTCGATAACGGCAGTACAGTATTAAGTCAAGGTAATTTAAAGTTTGTAAACTCTAGTGGAGGTTCAGATACAGGTAATACATTTGCCATACCATATACGGGTAAATGGTATTTTGAACATAGATTGACTGTTGTAGACGCTTATTATGCGGGTTTTCTTTCAAAAGGCTATACAGGGACGGCTGGATCATATAGTGGTTTTACAGCTTTGCAAATTAGATATGACGGACAATGGTATAATGGAAGTGCTTTTGAGAGTTATGCAAGTTCATTTAGTAATGGAGATATTTTAGGATGGGCGATTGATTGTGATAATGGAAAAGTATATGTCAGCGTAAATGGAACATTTGCTAATAGTGGCAATCCTGTAAATGGTACAAATCCAGCCGATACTTTTACTGCAACTGCTGATTGGAAATTTATAACCTACGGTAACTCAGGTTCACAATTTGATGCAAACTTCGGACAAAACGGAACATTTAATGGATTGGTAACTGCTCAAGGAAATGCAGATGGCGGAGGAATAGGAAATTTCTACTATGCACCACCGTCTGGATTCAAAGCTTTTTCATCTAAAAACCTACCTACATCAACCATTAAAAAATCTACAGCGTTTTTTGATAATCTTTTGTATACAGGCGATGCTTCAGCAAAAACAATTTCTGGGTTAAGTTTTCGTCCAGACTATATTTGGATAAAAAACAGGTCAGATGGCTACCATCATGCAAATGTAGATTCTACAAGAGGTGCTACCCAAATAATTTCAAGCTCACAAAACATAGTGGAATTAACATCAACTGAGCAAGTAAAAACAATAACTTCAGATGGATTTACTCTTGGTGATAATAGCGATGGCAACAACTATGTAAATCTAAGTTCTGACAATTATGTAGCGTGGTGCTGGAGAGCAGGAGGTGCTTCTCCTAGCAAAACTTATGCTGTAAAGGTAGTGTCCGATAGTGGCAACAAGTATCGTTTTGATGATTATGGAACAAGTGCGGTAACGCTTAATTTGCAAGAGGGAGGCACATACACTTTCGATCAGTCAGACAGTTCTAACGCCACCCATCCTCTTAGATTTTCTACAACGTCTGATGGCGGTCATGGTGGCGGCTCAGAATATACGACAGGTGTAACAACTAACGGAACACCGGGATCTTCTGGAGCCTACACAAGAATTACAGTGGCTGCTAGTGCGCCAACCCTTTATTACTACTGCACCGCTCACTCAGGAATGGGCGGTCAAGTAAACACAAACAGCACATTTGGAGCAACCAATTTAGATGGTTCTAGTCTTTCGATTGTGTCTGAAAACACCACATCAGGATTTAGCATAGTAAAATACGTTGGGACAGGATCTAATGCCACGGTTGGACATGAGCTTGGTGTAGCTCCGTCAGTAATAATACTAAAAAATAGAGACACGGATGACAACTGGAGAGTTTTTTCCAGAGGGGATAATACAGACTATTTAACTTTAAATTATACAAATGGTTCTACCGATGACAATACAACGTGGAATGACACTTCTCCAACAAGTTCTGTTTTTACAATAGGAACAGATACTAACACCAATAGAAGTGGCGATGATTTTGTAGCCTATTGCTTTGCAGAAGTTGAAGGTTTTAGTAAGTTTGGCACGTATGAAGCAAACAATTCAACAAACGGGCCGTTTATATACACAGGTTTTACCCCGTCTTGGATCGTTTTTAAGTATATTGATGGGGCTGGTGAATGGTGGTGGATGTTAGACTCTACAAGAGATCCTACTAATTTAACGACTGAAATTCTTTACGTAAATGCTACTGCTGCTGAAAGCACAATAAGTGGTAGTGCTGGTGTAGATTTCTTATCGAATGGTTTTAAAATTAGAGCAACAAATGGTGGCATTAATTCAGCTAACACTTATTTTTATATGGCTTTTGCGGAATTTCCGTTTAAGTCTGCAAATGCGAGGTGACAATGTACGCAATCGTTAAAGATGCAGCAATTACTGCTACAGGAACACTAAAACAATTATTTCCAAACACTTCGTTTGCAGGTGGCGTAGCTAATTCAGAGTTTAAAACTGCTGAAAACGTAGAAGACGTTATTAATGCCGAACAAAAAGACAGAACGTATTATTATGTTACGCAAGGCGATATTGTCCTTCTTGATGGTGTTCCCACACAACAATATACCAACACGGCTAAACGCCTAAATGATGAAGATGCTAAAGATGAAGACGGCAATCAGCTTTATGTGCAAGTCTGGGATGCAGATCAAAACAAAATGGTCGATAGCAGTGAAAAAATAATTAACCAAGGTCTTAAAACAGTAATGACAGAAAAGGTTAAAGGGATTACTAATGGGTTTTTGTCAAAAACAGATTGGATGATTATAAGGAAGGTAGAGCGTAGCGTAAACGTACCTTCTGCTACAGAAACTTATCGGACTGCTGTGCTTGC